TATGTTTCTCAGTCCTCTCGCAAGCGAGAGTTTTTGCCGCTTGTAAATTTATTTTTGGCAAATCTCAGTAGAAATCACATTGAAAAACAAGTTTTCAATATTGGAGATTTATCTCCAATGTGATTTCGTCACTGCCCATAGCGTTTAGGTAGTGGAGCAATATTATCTTTAAATTCCTGTTGAATAAAAAAGAAACTAATCTGACACTCGGCGCCTGTTTCCTTTATATATTTATACCACTGTTCCCCTATATTATTTACAATATCTCCAGATAATCTTAAGATAAGGCCTGTTTCGTAATGCACTTCTGCTTTATCTTTTAACCCAGCTTTCAGTTTGGAATCGATCAGTCTTGTATATTTATCATGATTCACTGCATATTTTTGTATTCCCATCGCCATAATAAGCTCATCACGCACAGACTTCTCTATAAATGCGTGTTTATTGAGAAGCATTACTACATTTCCTTTAAGGCCATCAAGCATCTTTTCAATATCTGTATCATATACCTTCAACTTACTGTCAAAATAACACGAATATGTATACCCCTTCAACTCCTCGAAATGATGAGGACATGCTTTCACTTCTTTAGAATCCATCGCATTGTCGCGGTTTGTTTCTTTGGGTTTATTATCACTAAATACTACCTTCCAACCTGCATCATTCGCCCTATCACGCATACTTGTATTATTTGTAAAAAAATAGCAATCATACTTTTTAGATGGGAGCGGGGGAAGGACATCCGCAGCAGATCCTGATTTGCCATAAAAACAGCTATAGAAAACTATATGTTTGTTACCACCTCGTTGTTTTCTTTTATAATTTCTGCGACTATATCTTTTTTTTACGCGTCGGGTTCCAGCCATTTCTATTTATCTATGATAAATTATCTCTAATCTCATTTCACCAATATATATCTTTCTTCTTGTATAATACTTTATAGCCTGGCTCTTTTTGCATTCTAGACTGTTCATCGCGATATTCGTTGTAAGATCTTGCCACCACTTTATTATCACATGTAATTACAAAATGCCCATTCTCTTCTGAAGATACACATCGAGAGTTCTCACGTATCTCTCCTTTATTCTTCTTATTTAAGATATCTCCAATCAAACATGGACCCGTCACATCAAGCTCATTCTCTTTATATAATTTCGCTTTGTGCGCTTTAACAATTTCATCAATAGCCATACGTAAAATATCCCAGTTAGGAGGGGCAATAATATAATTCGTAGCTACACCACGCCCATCCTCACACCATGGTTCATCTGGTCGGAGGAATAGAGGACGTGAATCCGTAATTAAATGGGTGAACGGAACATAGAAATCCATCTTCGTGTCAATGTATACGCCACCTTTTACATATAAAACACAATACCTTAACAAATCAGATTTAAAGGCACCGGGTTTCAAACCATTATATGCATCTAACACATCCGAATGAAAGTGCTGTTTTAAGAAGTCAATTGCCTCTTTTTCAGAATATATATATATCTCAAAGTCGGGATTCATTTCTATATGGCGTTTCACAACCATTGACATATGGTATGGCATACGACGAGAATGCCAATACTCATGTAGAATAAGTGGAATACCATATTTCTCTGTAGTTGTTGTTTTTCTAGCTGTATAAAAATCTATATTGTAAAGTGTTGTCTGTTCTATAATATATAGTAGTGTTATACTACATATTATAATAGCTAAGAGTATACATATTCTTAGCAGTGAGCTACGAATCATCTATTCAGAGTCTATCAATTAAATATAATATCGTTTCACTGGTCTAAGACCATTCTTCATATCTTATACATGGACGCCGTAGGATTCTATTGCCTCAGTATTCCAGGTTCAGATCGCTACAGCCGAATGAAACACAGGTTCTTACAGGAACAGATAGATGCCACTTTCGTCCCCGTTCTCGCAGAAACAGATTCTCGCCTCCACCACACCCAAGGTCCATCCGCGGCATCGGTAACTTTCGGTCACCTAGATATGATGAAAGAGTTTGTCAAATCTGGAAAAGAATACGGTGTCTTCTGCGAAGATGATGTACATCTACGTAGAGGAATCCTTACATATATACCAGAGCTAGTCATGAAATTCAAGAGACATCGCCTAGAAATTCTTGTCATGGGATATCTGTTTCCAAAACAAATCCGCACAATCGACTTCTATTACGACACATCCTTTGAAGGAGAATTCAATACCCCCATAGACGAGAATATAGTCATGTTCAGGCATATTGATCGTCTTTGGGGATCTCAAATGTATATGATAGATCGTAAAAAAGCTACTTATTTTCTTGAGACATACACGGAAGACTATTATCTCAGGACAAAAACAGATTCCTCTCTGAAACCCTTTAGTGCAGATTATCTATTCACAAAAGATGGTGTGCGAGCAGCTATCTATCCTATGATGGGAGTTGAAGAATCGTATTCTATAAATCATCCTGGGCAGAATATATATCATTTAGAATCACATACCGAGCATTATTCAGAGCAACGCTATGTATAGCTCATTGCGATTTATACGGCACGGGCAAGGACTGTTAATCCATTGTTATTTGTATATCTCTCTTTCAACACCCATTCAGGATGCTCCTTCAAGAATTCCTCCACTGCTGGCCAAAGCCCTCTCGCAATTTCTTCTACGGGTATCCCACTCGCCTTTGATTGTTCTAGAATATTCCATCCCATCCGAATCGATTCTCCATACTCTCCGTCTACCGTGGTGTCATGAAGTATAATATACTTCTTCGCGTAAGAATGCCATCTAGCAAACTCTCTCTTCAAATGCCCATACACATGCCATGTATCAATAAAGAGAAGCTCCGTTTCTTCTATAGGACATGTCAAATCATCCTCCTTGTAGAAGGTAGCATTGATATTTTCATTTTCACACACATCGAGCAACATATCTATCGCGTCACAGCCAACCAAATCAACCATTATCATACGAGCTCCCTCCTTCCCTCGGATACCATCGGCTAGTGCATACGAGCTCACCGCTCCTCGGACTCCACATTCCGTTATATGCTTACATTCTGACGCATATTTCCGAAGTGTTGGTAAATGTTCGTGAATATCGGATGGATGCTTACATCTCTCCAAATAACCTCGTTCAATAAATGACATTTGTATATAAGAGTTGTTATAAGCTAACGTTTAACCCAAAGAAATAGATCAAACAAGCTGCGTATTGTTCTCTCTTAACAAGTCAAGATTGGTTATTTCCATTATGCGATTCGGTACTATATTCTCCCGCATATACTTTGCAAAAATATGCTCCATAGATGGATGGGTGCTCATCTCAATATAGTTAAATTCCTTCAGATACTTGTAACGAATAGCATATAACCCCAAGCAGCAATCATCATACCTATATATATTACGTATGACATCATACCATTTTACGAACGCATCATATTGACTTTCAAGGCGTATAACCGTTTCTAAAAAAGAAGAACCATTCAATGTATATAAACCGCTAAGCTTTATAACAATATCCTCATCGTCAAATTCATACTTATCTGCAACTAAAAGAAGATCGTGAAATTCTTTCATTCCAATTCGTTCAAATGATTTACATCCGTTCGTGCCTGTATACATCAATTGTACACCTTGTATATTGTCAAACGCGGTTTTCCGGGGGCCATTATTTTCTACCAGATATACCTCAAAAGGTAAATCTTTGATTACAGATAATGAGCTTTGTATCTGCGATATATAACGTGCTTCTCTTTCTTCCGTGTTTATACTCGATGTAATAATAAATCTGAATTTCATACTATACTATAGTCTGTAACTATCTATCTTATATATCCGCATTATAGATGAAACCCTGTACTACTTTACAAACTCTGCGCAAACCAAAGATACTCAATATGTCTATCTTTGATTGGCTCATATCTCTTCTAGTCGCCGTCCTTGTCGGCTATTTCTTCAAAATACGTGGATTTATCTGGATCCCCTTCCTATTCGCCTGGATCCTTCTAGGAGTGGCAGTTCATTCCTATTTCGGTGTGAATACCATGCTCGGATACTATCTAGGCATCAATCCCATCTACATTCGTGAAGAATGTATCTGATTCCGACATCTAATTAATCCCCCCTCTATATATTAGAATGACGGCTATAAAGAAAAAAAATAGAAAAACACGCCGAAATACAATAATACATCCAAATTTCTCAGAACTTGGTGAAGGACGCTCCAAATCTATATACATTGAACCTGAATCAAAAGATACAGCTATCATGATTGCTTTCTATAATCCTGCAGGCTTCAAACGAATCCTGAATAATGTTTTATACGTTATACACACCCTGAAAGAAAAAAACATACCCTACTTTGTGGCAGAATGTGTATTTCCCAATAGAAAACCACAGATTCCTAACGCAGATCTCGTGCTTCATTCCGACTCCTACTTGTTCTATAAAGAACAACTTCTGAATAAACTCGAAACAATCATACCCGACAAATACACGAAACTCGTTGCTATGGATGGCGATATCATCTTTGATGCACCCGACTGGTTGGATCAAATATCCGTATTTCTTGATACACATGATATAATTCAACCATATTTAAAAGCTTGCTGGCTCATGCCAGATAATAAACGTATCGGCGCATGGAAATACGGAGTAGCTTACGCTCATACCCAAAATATTGCAAGCCGTATGGCAACCATATCCAAATATCACCCAGGGTTCGCATGGGCCTTTCGTCGTTCCGTCTTTAAACGTCTGGGTGGTTTCTATCCGAACGCAATTATAGGAGGCGGCGATTCTCTTTTCATGCTGAACTTCTTTTACGATACTATACCGGAAGTATGGGTAAAACGATTTAACAAGGCATTTCATCTTTTTACATCCGATTGGGCAAACTATCACGCCCGATTTAAAGAAGTAAACCCAACTCTTGGACACCTCCATATAAAAGCATTACACCTCTTCCACGGACTTATGCTTGATCGCCAATATACAACCCGTTATTCCATTTTAGACAAATATGCAAATAACACATGGGACGCTATTTTCAAAGTAAATGACGACGGCCTCACAGAATTTATCGATCCGAACATGAACGATATATTGCTAAAGTTCTTCAAAGAACGAAAGGAGGATGTTTCGCTAAAATATGCCATGCGCGTGAGCCTTGGTCAAACCAAAAAAGTCGCCACGTCAGCTCTTGATAAAAATACGGATGAACCTATTGACCCTTAGATATTCCCGAAATTCTTCCACATTTCCCCTTTTAGGCGACGCGTGGAAAAAAGTTCCCCACGCGTCGGAAGACCCCTTTTTAAAACTCTATACAATACAAGAAATGCTACAAGATTCCATCACACCCTTTCTAACTTCCGAAGGCGCCCTTGTATTCACTCTCACCTCCAACGGATACAAATTCTTAACATACAATCTCGTAAAACATTTACAAGATATCAAAGCACCCTGGAAGCTCTGTGTCATTTGCGCGGATATCGGATCTTTCCACTTCTTCCGGGGCTTCGGCATTCCATGTATCCGTATGAAGACGACCCTCCAAGATTTCGGAACAGAAGTTAGCCCCTTCGGAACAAAACATTTCCAAACTCTCAATCTCAAAAAACTAGAACTCCTCGCACACTTTTCTTCCGACCCGGCGGTTCGTTTCGGAATTTATATGGATGGTGATATTGTCGTGTATTCCAATTTCCTTCCAGACATTCTTGACCGCCTAAGCCATCCGGCAGCTCCCAAACTATATCTTCAATGTGATGAACAAACCCGGGTGGATTGCGCTGGAACTCCGAGCTGCCCGAATGCCTGTAGCGGATTCCTAGCATGGTCTCATGGAGTTGACAGCCGTATATTTACAGTAAATGATAAAACAAGAGATTTGTGGAAATCCAAACCTGAAGATCAAGTGTTTATCAACGCCATGCTACAACGTCTCGATATCCCTGCTATGACACTCCCACGCAATCTCTATCCAAATGGCTCGTTTGTAAGCCTCTATAACAATGGCTCTCTCCGAAAAAGAGATAGTTTTCTTCTACATTATAATTATCTCGTAGGAGCAGCTAAAAAGACAAAAATTAGGAATAATGGCGACTGGGTGATCCCCTACTAACACCCCTATAAAATTGTAGGCCCCTTTCCCAAATCATCGCATACAAATGGAGGGAATAGATGATACAGAGAACTTGCGTATAAAAATTCCTACCCCTCGTCCTGAGTATGTCCCTACTTACATGACTCAAAAACGTTTCAAAACAATCCTATTCATTATAATTCAAATCATTATGTGTACGATACTTCTTTCGAGAATCTTACACCTATATTAGACGTATCGCTTGGATGTTATTCTCTGTTTGCACATGGGGCACGCATTGTTTCGTTTTAGCCATTCTTGAATAGCATGTTCTTCAAAGAGATGATAGCAGCTCGTCAGAATAAGAGAAGCACACTCCGCATACAGTGTTAAACTTATAGGACACGAGTCCTTTTTTGATATAGCCTCTTTTTTTATTAAGTCACCCACAAACTTGGGTATAGGACATACTTCCTCTTTCCTACTTTCCAGTTCCCTTATCTTTAGAATCATACGGGATCTTTGGTACTGCTGCCGCATGATTTGCACATCCAAAATATCACTGGACGCCTTTTCTGGACTATATAAGAAGGATCCAGATCCAATAAATAAACTTCTCCTATCTGTATCTAATATGGGTATCCACTGATCTTCACCTCTATAAAATGCCGCGTAAGGGGTTTTCCAAACATACATTGAATAAGACACACCGTCCTTCGTAAATTCTACTTCTTCAGGTATATCATTATCCTCCAATGTTTCTTTTATATATATTTTACAATCGTTGTCCTTATCTTCTTTAGAGGGTATTTCAACACCCTTCGGACACATCAACATGAATCTCTTATTATCAGCTACCACCCCCTCTTTTAATAATGTGAATTTTGGAAATTTACTAAATAGGTTCATACATACAAAAAGTCTTGAGGTATCCCTCAAATTTAGGCCTTTGAAATCCAGTGCGGCGTATTCCTCTTTGTATATTTCAGCAGCTCTCTTTTTGGACCTAGATAGTATGCCCTGTATGCCGAAATAGAATTCGATCGTTGAAATTCTTCAGGCATCGCCTGGGGTGGCTGTTTCCAACCACTGTCCTTTAACTCGGCAGGGGGGTTTGCACTAAGCCAGTGAATATGCTTCTCGCTACCATGCTCCTTCTTTGCCCCAAACCGATGTTTATATTCCTGACAAAGATGTTTCCCTAGTTGACATAACCACATATAGTGCTGAAGACTTTCCCGTGTCCAAATGGCAGAAGGATGCTTCCTGTTCCGAATAGATTTATATCCCCGCTCAGTCATATCTTTACGATACGGTGCACTGCTAAAATCAGGTGTCTCTCTAAGAACCCAGTGGGCGGTATAAAGCAGCTGGGTCGTTTCTAAAATCATCTTTACAACATGCTTGTCACAATGCCAGCGCGCACAGCGTGATGGTTTGTGGGATACGTAGAAGATGTTCATTCGTGTGTGTGTGCTTTACAAGGGTGAGGGGATTCATTCAATTTTTTTATCAGCTTTCAGTAAGATGGATACATTCACATGTGATCTGGTAATCGCATACTATAAAGAAAATCTATCCTGGATGAAAGAATTTGAAACATACTCTTTCCGTAAGATCTATATCTACACAAAGGGCAAAGATCCAGAACCACCCTTCAAGAAAGATAATATTGAAATTATCAAACTTGAAAATATTGGGCGATGCGATCACACATATATATATCATATTGTCCAGAATTATAATACGTTGGCAGATGTCACCATATTCTGCACTGGTTCTATAGGGAATCTTCCCCATAAGAATGACACTTTACGTATTATTGTCCCCAAAGTCTTTGAAACAAAAACTTCCGCCTTTCGTGTAAATCATGAACCCGACTATAAAACCAAATATAAGGGATTTAAAGTAAATGCATGGCGTTCTTCAAACAAAAATAATCAAGAAAACATTTCTCGCAATAGCGTTCATCCGGCCACAATTCGTCCCTTTGAAAAATGGTATGACAAATTTTTCAAAGGAATTGATATTCAACATGTTGCCTACGGAGGGGTGTTTGCAGTAAGCAAGCCTCATATACATCACAGGAAACTTGAATTTTATAATGATCTTCTAAAGGAGTTCCCGCAACATTCAAATCCCGAAGTCGGGCATTATATGGAACGTGTATGGTTAGCTATCTTTCACCCAGTTCCGAAAGAATCTCTGTATCTCACGAATGAACATACTCCACCCCCGAAAAAATACACTGGAGGCTATACCCGAAAGATAAAACGTAGAAAGATACGTAGACGACGTAATACACGGTAGAAGGTTACTTGTTCTCCAATTCAGTCACAATGGACTTTGTCCCAATCCCGGGATGCCCGTATGTGATGGGGGGAGTTATTACATACATGTTTATCTTGTCCGCGAATTTTGCTAAATGTATGTCTGGAACATCTAACATATGCTCCATACATGGACGGATTTTAGATCCAATACTATCGTTCCGAACAACATACGACCATATACCCCAATTCTTGGTAGAAGTCACATCCTTATCCAGCTTTATAAGATGTTCCGATACATTCTTTCCTTGTATCGTAGGTGTGTTTTTATCCAAAAAGAGTATGTCCCAATCCGCGGCATGTTTTTGTATTTCATCCTCTAACGCAAGAAGCTTCTCATGGAAATCGGGAGTAATGTGTATATCGTCCTCCGATATAAAGGTTGCCTTTTTATCTGCCGTCGCGGTTTTGGAAATATGATCAAACAAGTTCCGATGCGCCAAATACGCACCAATCACACCCAAATTAAAAACATCCCCTTTCCGATTTTTATAATTCGTCGTCCCCACTCCAAGCTGAGGTAGTTTGTTGATATCCCCCTTTTTTATCACAACACCATCCCATTTCTGAAGATTAATTCCGGCTTCTTTTGCCTGCCGGTCCATTTCCGTCCAACGATATGGATGCGATGGCAACGTAATGGTATACGCGTCCTGAAAAAGATTCGTATGCTTTTTGGTACCCCCTCTTTGCCTACTACGCCTTCGCGCACGCCGTCGGGTGTATTTCCGATTTTTAACCATTCCCTATTCAAGCGGGCGATTTTTCTATTTGAAAGAAATCACCTTCAGGACATACAGCCCATCTTTGCTGTGCGCGTAGAACAAGTCCCAATAGCTCATCCATCGCAACAACTACATTGTTCCGTAAAAGATATTCATAGGACCCAACCACTTTTTCCATCATTGCCCTACTTATCAAAAAAGACACAGGCTGCTGAAAGGTTGTTGTCGCCTTCATCGCCGGCGTAATAGGACGTTCTACGTGTAGACTTCCCGTCCCAAATAAAAGAAAATCATCCGTCCCCGCAAATGCAAAGCGAGTTGCCATTTCCTTCACACCCCTTATATACGCACACAGCCCCTCCAAGCTGTAATTTTTTGTCGTAGCACAGTGACTTTCAAACACGCAGAGATGCGTCATATTCGTCTTTAATACACGTTTCATCAACTCCACATAACTCAATAAGTGTCCTATCTCTTCTGCTGTTCTCACTTTCTCACCCTGTGTAGCAGATTTCACCGGATGCCCTTCTGCCACACGTTTTGCTCCATCTACATGCTGAAAGCCACGTAATATGATATTCATCTTCTTTTCCAGATCTGCCTTACAGGATGCTGGTTCCAATATATAAAATCCTATAAATCCGGGTGGTTTTCCCACAAACTCTGCCAGACATTCTTGTAGAGTTTGTGCCATTCTGTAGAATATGCTATAGGAACATTTAAGTTGCCTTCACCCGCACACCCTTATATCCATTCGTAAAGGGCGTCAAGCTATGCTCCCTTGTAAATTCAGAAATGTTGAAATTATCACGAGGAGGTGCTGGATTTATTTGCATAGGCCCCTTTTGTTCAAATATCGCAAAAATATAGCGATGTTCTCCTGAAGGAGGAGAAGGAGGCATCCAATCAACAATTTGCTCTCCTGACTCTGCCTTTGAACCCTTACAATTTATTATAAGCCAGTGAAGATATCCCTTATTAGGTATAGAGTTTCCTGATGCATCTGGCGGTAAAATATCAGGATCCCAGCACAAAAAGGTGTAAAGTTTACCATCGTTAGGAGGATTCCATGTGGTATGTGGCCTAGAAATAACCGCCCTCGCCTCACTCTTTGTCATTTTATTTCCAAAAATAGTACCAGAATGTTTAATATTTGGCTGGAATTTGACATTAAAATCAATATCAGGCTGCCCAGTCGAGTATGGAGCACCTGTATTCGCTAAAATATCTGGATTATCCGGGTTTCCACCACGCTGCTTTCTAAACCGACGTGTCTTTGCGCGCCTACTTTTTTTACGCAACCGAGATACACGCTTCCCAGCCATCTATTAAATACCATAGATAGAAAATAAAATCTTGCTTTGATTCACAAACTCTGTATATCCAAGAAGCTGACCTGCTCGGAGACGTATTGCTCGCTGCAAAGGAACATCCAGCTCTTTTAAACGCTGCCTTAGATTCACCGAACGATAGGTGGGCGTCAAATCTGCGTAAAGAAAGATTGGCCTACCCAGCGATTCATTCACCCAATTATGAAGCTCCCAAAACCACGTCTTCACATATTCCTTTAGATCTGTATAGGGGGTCGTCGTAATTATCTTTTCTATAGGATGCTCCTTCAAATACACTTCGTAGTGCTCCTTACAAGATGGACACGGTATCACTTTCACAAGTGATTTCATAATACGAATCAAAGCTCTACGTTCATCTCCTTGAAACTGAGGAAAGGCTGTAGAACCTACACGCTCCGCCATACCATGTAAAATACTCCAAAGAATCGGCCCCCATTCACTTGCGTCTGGATATATTTCAGGTGGCAGCTGACATGCACATGGCATTTCTTTTTATAGGGGGCGTTATCAACAACTCCTATAAAACGCAGTCTATAGCATCCAAAATAAGGATATATCTCTTGGATACCGTTTCAAGAACAAACCTTTTGATTTAAGATCTGATAACGGTATGAGCCGTGCATTCAAAATAATCCGGGGTATGTTCGGCAAGCTGCCTTTCTTACAACTACTGTTGGCAGCTTTTGGTTATATGTTCCGATATGAAATCATGTAAGATCACACTTTTTTAATTACTTCTTTAATCAGATTGCCAAGTCTTACCACTTCTATTGCTGTATGCAATCTTTGATTATACATAAATCCTACACTAACCGCCATACCTATACTCAGACCCAGAATAAGCCCAGCTATCATACCCATCGTTGACCCATCGTAATAACCGAGGTTGTAGAGTCGTAACACTCTGCGCTTCGCTTCGTCTACTGTTTTACGAGGATCGTCCATGGGGAATTACCTAGCCTCCCCATGCCGCAGCCATTCAAATTTATTCCGATTCGTCGGACCCCTCCTCGGCATAATTTACATGCTTCCTCTCCCGAAGATTGTAATGAGGCTGTGGACTATCTTCTATAACTTCTTCCGCAACAGAACCTACAACCTTAGGATCTCTAACATAATCGTTCAGTGTATCAGGGGATGTTTCTTTCGCAATAGATGTAATAACACTATCATTCTTTCCCCATATATATTCCATAAAATATACAAATGTTCTGCGGAGAGGTCCAAACATTCCTATACACATTAAGAAGTATCTCATTTAAGTGCCGCGCCAACCACCCTCCAGCCAATCTTTTACTTTGGCGCGTATCGGATCATACCGAGACTCCTGTATAGGCGTATATACACGTGGATCCGCTTCCAGAGCCCCTTTAAAGTCAAGATAGTTTATACGACACGCCTCGCGTTTTATATCATCGGGCTTTCGCACCGATCCATCCAGGTTCTCATTCGCATATGCCGCGCGCTTGGAAGTCATCGCCCCCATAGGAACAAGCCGAAAGTCTATTTCATCCCAACGATTGGCACACTCCAACGTCTCCACGGTTTCTAATTTCATGTTTAACCTCGCAACCCGTTTCCTATAGCTCGCCATAATCTGGGAATGCCTCGCATTCGTCGGTACAACCAAAGAATAGGCGAAATCTTTGGCTAAATGACTAAACTGCTTTCCTTCTCTTGGCGCCCACTTTGCAAGCAAACTAAGAGGACCCCCCAAGATATTCTTCTCATCCTCTACAAGTTGCCTCGATGCGATTTCAAATATAACATTCGCAGGGATACTGGAACCCCTCTCTAAAAGCATAAACATATCCTTCCAGCTACCATATTTGGGAACCAATTCTAACAGACTCGTCACAATTTCCGGATAGAACTCATAGAGAGTTCCTAGCATTACATAAAAAGGGTCTTTTAATCCACACCCACCTCGCACATCACGTATCTTAAATACTTGGACAAATGCATCTATGAGATTTTTGTCCGTAATAGACTGAATCGCCTGCACTATATGATCCCTTGTTATTTCTGTTTTATCCAACATTCCTCTATATATATTGTCACATACTTTTAGACCATACCGTTTCATAATTTATTTACTTGCTCTGGGTATATGAATTGCTGCCCCTCGGCCACTTTTCATTTCCTAACAAACGGTGTCGATATACATGAGCAAAATATACAAGCAGAAGGAGTTATACGACAGTTTCTTCCCTATAAGGCCATAGCAAATGTCCGTTATAACTATACAAGAGGCGATGGGGCAACTCTTACCGTCTCTGCTGATAAAAAAACATACATATACTTATTTCCCTGTAATGATTCCGGTTTAGTCGTCTATAACAAATTCCTAGAAAACCTCCCTGTGTAAAAATTATTATATTATTTTGTATTCTGCCAAATAGTATGGACAAAACATATTGTCAAACCGCCATTCTTTACTTGCCTGGATGCTACAAACCTACCCTTACATATGAGCCAAGACCTATCCCACCTTTCGGAGCTCGCCCCTTATTGCTTCAAGGAAAAGTGGTCAAAGTCGTTGGAAATGATGGAATAGAAACTGGATTCTGGCCCGATGGATATATATTACGGAAAAGATGTAGCACACAAGAGTTGCGTGCCTTTTATCCTAAACCACTCATATCAGACGTATTTCACAACAAATCCGACGGCACATTTTACAACTTCCACCCGAATGGCGCTGTCACACGTCATAAAGAAAATAACGTGTATCATTGGTCTGCTGAACTATTTGATGATTCTGTGACACACGGCGCTATATTCTCATCCCATGTCTGTGGGACGGAGACGGTCTTTGATGATGAATGTGTAGGCGATTGTGATCCATCCCTGAGTAGAAATTGCTCTAAATCATGTCTATGCGAATACTAACGAAGAAGAAGGGATACATATATTACCATCGCATACGACGACGTCATGATGATACATACAGTCAACATTGTATGTATCATCATTCTAAGATGCATTTTTTCAAAAGCCAGCTGCTGCTGTTTCTTCGTTAATTCTTCTATTTCCTGCGAATAACTATAATTGGCTTCCTGTAGGTCATTGTTGAACCTATTCAAGAGTAACACTTCACTCTCTTGAGACGGCTTCCTATGTGGCTTTATATCCTCCCTTTTTCCACAGAACAGTCTTAGACATCCAGCTGTGTAAGAAATACACATACCGACTGTCGCAAGAATATTATTTATACTATTCTGGATCTGCATGTGTATACTTTACACAGCATCCTGCGGTGATTCAATTTTCAAAGCCAGCCCTTGAATGTATCGCGACCCTTTCGCCCAGGCAGTCTCTTGAAATACATCTTCTCGCGCAGCCCGCACCCACTTTTCAGAATATCCACCTTTTTTCGCCTTCTCAATAAGATCTTTGATCTCTACCTGTACACCCTCTCGCAACTCATAGGTCGTTAGAAGCCATTTTACATAGTCCCTCAGCTTGTCCTCTACAAAATCAGATAGTCTCTCCTTTATAAATACGAACGAGGGAAGAAATGTCTCCGTTTCTGTCAAGACTTCCGTGGTAGCCTCCTCCGACCCCATTGCTACACGTAAAACCGTCTGAACCTGCGCCTCCGCTTCCAAAACATAGCTATTGAATTCTACAAACATTGCATCCGTTCGCTTTTTATGCCCCACAAGCGAATTCTTATGCTTTGTAACAGAAGCGGCATGACTTCTCAATAAATTTGTTATGAGAGCCGCCTTTGTTTCAAGCGCACGAATAGCCTCTGCGTCGTCTTTTATAGGCTTTGACGTGGTCTCAATCGTATCAAAAAAAGGGCGCAACGTCTGTAAATAAAAGACTGGGTCATCATGATACATGAAATTAGAAATAAATAAAATGAACCGCCCATCATCTAAGAACTCCAGATCTATATCTCCCCCACGCGATTTACCCACAATCCCCTGTCGCAGACTCACTAAAATACCACCCTTGACATCTGGATGTAGGCGCAAATCCCTGCGAAACTTGTTCACCTCCTCTGTAGACACCATACGCGAATAATTCTTAACTTCCCAGAAATAGGATCCATCCGCCCTATTCATACGTATATCTGCCGTCTCAGATCCCTTGCTCACCACTTGAATATCACAATCATATGCGCGCTTCAAATGCCCCTCCATAAGAGTCTCCCCAAGTGTCCCCTTTTCTTTGGAGGATGCCAATGTCTTCGTCATAGATTGCTGTAACGATTCCACACGTTTTCCAACCCCGTCCATCGCCTTATCCAGAGCCTGTTGAAGACGCAAAATCTGTTCGTCTTTTGCCGCAATCAACTCCAACGATGATTCCTTCATCTCCTTTTGTATCTGCGAACGAATCGCCGATGCCCCCACCTCAAGAGCTTCTAACCGCATTTGCGCCACACGCATCCCCTCTTCTGCCTTTAATTTCTCCTGCTTCAACTTGCTCAATACAGCCTCCTGCTGCTTTGTAGTGTCCCGCATAGTCTCCTCAAAATCCCGGGTGGCCTGCTCCATAACTTCGGAATGCGTTTCTTGGCGCAGAGCATCCATACCCTTTTTTTGAATAAACGCCAAGGCATCCGCACCCAAGCGTAAAGCTATGGCAACATCTTTGGGGCCCTTCTCTAAATAGATGGGTGGTATCACAAAATTCACTGGAACATGTACCCGAAACATTTTCGTGTTGGATGCCATACGTCTCTATATATAGAACGCGCCAAGGCTTTGAGTCCTGGAATTTTGCAGATATTCTTCTCCTATATGAATAGTATGGCATTCAGCACAGGTCAATTAGAAGATCACGCCTTTTTTCTTTTGTTTATGATAACGGTCATTGTTGTATATTGGCACGCGGTTTGGGGAATTTTAGATAAAATAGAATCCTATGTCCTTTTTCAGACGAACATGACAAAGACCGAGTTTCACGTAATAACTATCTTATTCGTCATTCTCATTATTGGTATATTCCCAAAAATCCTACAGAAGTTTTAGCTTCTTGATAACGGTATAAAGGCTATTCAATACAGATGTATATTATGAAAACTCGTTCCCAGACCTATTCGCTCTTTACTGTATCCGAAATGGAGGCGGCAAAGGCTCTTCTAGAGCTCAAGAATGCTTGTGGTGTTCAGGATAAGATGGTTACGCGCTCTAAACATAGTCAGCAGACTGTATCTACTCCGATTGTTTCTCAACGTCCCCGCCGCTCTGTGGCAAACTATCAGCGTTCCTAAACGCACGACATTGCCTACACTCACAGTCCTCTGTTTCTAGACATTTACATTTAGAACAATCCCCCGATACCAATGGTTCACGACATGCCTCACAGAGGTTTGCCGCGGCTAGACACGCATTCATACCCGACACACAAGACGGGCAGGGTTGAAAAAAATGTATATATTGAAACTTAAATACAGATTCTATCGTTATATTCTTAGGAACTCCGCAGGCGTCGCACAAATTATCCTTCTCGGCCCTTTCTACCCATTCGTTTTCGTAATTCTTCTGACATACATCGCACCAACATTCACATACACTATCGCACGATGAGCTATGGGGATGCTTACAGAGCAATTCTTCCATTCTTTTTGAATACATGCCGAGTTGCTTAGACCGCCCCACCCTAAAAGGCATTCGATGCCAAGCTAGGAAAATCATGCGGATATACACAGTTTCGCTGCGTTCGCAAGGCCTCTTTCAACCCAATTGATAATTTCATACTCCCATCCTCATTCAAGAGCTTGTGCCTTTTGGCATATTCCTTTAAAGATGTATATACATTCGCCACAGATGTCATACCATCTTTATTGAGCCACGGCTGCCCGAAGAAGTTCTTGTATTCTTCCGTGGGCTTTCGCTTTGTAGTATCCAACTCAATCGCTTGAAAGGGATTCGCCGCGACAGGTTGCACATATATGCCGTTTTCTGAACAGAACTGCATAAGTTTAGAGAACTTGTCAGGTGTTCCCACTTCTATCACCACTTTCACAGATTCATAGACTGGCGTTCTAGGTTCCATCTTGTAAAAAAGGAAATAGGCGCACCGGTGTCAATTTTTCATTAGAGTTTCTTCACTTTCGTTAACGTAGCCCCCCAGAACTTTTGAAATGCAGTCCCTTGCTGCTCTATTACATTATTCACAACGATGAGAGGATTCGTCGCGGACCTTTTCATAGTCCTCTCAATATCACTTCCATCTGCGTTCATACATGTGGCATATTTCAGGAATTTGGAAGAATCATTCATAATGTCTGGCGTAAAATCTGGAACATTCAACCAATCTTTCTGAACATTCCAAGGATACTCTGGATCTATAACGGAGAAATCCGCTTGTTTGGATGGAATCGTAATAGAGTCCCAGCCATTCGCTTTACGCTGCTGTTCTGTCATCTTTGTCGGATCCGTTTCCATTTCCCTACGCATACCTTCTTCCGCTTCCTTTCTCTCTCTTTCAATGGCTTCCTCCACAACATTCACAAGTGGTTTTGTTAGGCGAGTTCGAATCTGATTCCAACTCGCCCCATTTGTTGCTGGAGGCATCGGTCCAAGAGTAGGGAATAATGTCGCCGAATCCATATCTTCTGCAGTTAGAACAATATCTTCTGGCTTCATTTCAGCTCTCTTCGAAGGAGGAATATAGATACTACGCTTCAATAGAGGCGGACCCACTCCATCTTTCGACGTTGTCGGCGTAAACTTGATAGGCTGTAGTTGTATTCCTTCACACGGTTTTAACATTTGGGGCGTAAAAAATAGGTGACACACGCCCCCCCTCAATTTTTACTCAGCCTTTTCACGGAGTCTTTGTAAACTACGCCGCAAATGAGCTTTCTGTGGTGATTCTACACGAATCCATCCTTCATCATCCTCAAGCTCTCTTCGCGGTTTCTGGACCACCCTTTCCTGTTTCTCGGAGGATATTCCTGGATTCGCTCCAGGAGTCCTATAGTTCAGTTTGAAGACGCCACCTACCACTGGAGTAACATTGTCAAGATGTAGTAGCTGATAGTGGGGCTCATGGATTCCATACATATCCTTACAAGTATCGGCAGATAGAATACGACTATTACAAGGCACCTTCATCGTGGACTACATACAAGTTGGAGGCCCTACGCAATCAATTTTTCAAGCTGTAGCCTTGTATCACTCAAGCAACTCTATTTCGGGGGCACATAATATATCTGGACTACTGAGTGAAGTAGCTAGCGGGACTTTCACCACACATGAATCACCTGGTAACTTTATAGAAAGAGTTTCTTTCGGCGCAGGAGGACTCCAGACAACAACTACCTTTGTTTCGTTTGCAAGAATCAGCCAATCCACCAACTTGAGTACCCTCCCTCTGCACACACCTTCTGTGACAATTACATTTCCATCCGTCACAACAGTAGCTCTTTGCCCCCCACTGTGGTGAGATAACAATGTTCTGGGCGGATATGACATTCTGATACAAAAATAGGGGGTTGTGATGGGCGTCAATTTTCACTTTAGCCGGTGTAAGGAACCTCTATAGAGAATACTGAATACGGGTGTACCCTGAATACCCATCTCCTCAAAGGTATTATAGGGCTTCCCATCATATCCTACAATACACTCGCCCATATAGTAGTAGCCTATTTCATAGGGTGTTCCGTTTCTCTCCACAAAGAGACCTGTCGATCCAAGACGCTTATATACGACTGGTTCCTCCGCCGCCTGTTTAGCTCCTAGACGCTTGGCGCGGGCATCCAACCGTTTCCTTGCCCTTGTCGCCTTGTTTTTCTTCTCGACATATTGCTGCATATCGAGGCCGGGATTTTCTTGCGCGTATACAATCCTTTCATGGTAGAACTTTTCATATTCTTTCAAGGTGCGTATCTGCGACTCTACAGATGGACATTTCCAAAGACGTGCGCTAATCTTGAAAAGCTGCTGTAGATGTTTAACTTTCTGTGGATCCGTCCGATTGTCAAGCAAAGCCATACTCAAGCGCTTCTGAAAGACTGTTCGCTTGTCTGGCTCATACGCAGTCAGCATGCCACTGGGAGAAAGAGTTTGCGCCCAGGCATCATAGTCTGAATAGTATTTGCGCTCACATCTCACAATGCCTTTGTCGGCAGCCTTCACCTGGAGTATGCCTGTCGCCATCTGAATTGCCACGCAGTAGTTATTCTCATCCAAGATCCACTTGAACTTTGTGCGTATGGGTATAGTAGGGGTGGCCTTCTTCTGCGAATACACAATGTTGTAAAGATCTTCCATTTGAGCTTTGGGGGGGGTGACGATATAGATAGCGGCTATGAGTTCAATTTTTTCGTAAAAAATACCAGCGTCTGGTTATATCAATAATATCCTCTTAAGGGGTTCTTACTGTAATTATATCCGCGCCGAATCATCGCATTTCGGGGGCTATAGGTCTTACTATACCGAAGCATCTTTACCAGACGCGTATCGCGTGAAGCCTCCATCTTACTTGCCGAACAACCCATTGTGTATTGTATAACCGGTGGAATGCGGCACTCCAATTTTTACAGTGAAAAATAGGGCGCTACAGAGCCTCTCCCTATTCTTGTTTTTTGTCTTTTTTGTCTTTTTATCTACGCCTGTTGTGGCGGGGAGGGAGCTCAGATGCCAAAGCTGTCATGCGGCTCTGCGGCTGAGAAACCCTGGGGACTTCTGCTATGCCTGCCGGCTGCCAGAGGCGATTGGTCATCCACTCCTTGTGCCAGCCTGGCTCACCTGGGTGAAGGAAGGGGCACTTGTGAGGCGTCAAGAGCTTGCCGCTCACAGGGCAGATGCGCTCGTGGGACCAGCACTCGGAGCTGACGTGCATCGTGGTAGGCTTGGCGCCACCCGTGTGCTTGTCGCCCACGCAGGAATACAGGCGGAGGCAGAGACGACCGTTCTTCTCCACTTGCTCATTCCTCTTGAGGTTGCGGCGAGCCTCTTGGGCGACCTTCTCCTCAATCTGCCTCTGCCTGTAGGCCTCCCTGCTACGAGCGTCCCTTTCCTCCGCCTCTGATCGGGTCCGCTCATACTCGGCCATCACGGCCTCCCACTCTGGATCATAGCCGTTCGGGTAGCACATGTCATACCAGCTCCCACCGCACGCAACATGGCAGAGTTGCTCTGCGATCTCGTGGCTGAAGATCTCCTTGGCGCTCTTGTAGACGGCACTCGCGCGGAACGTCTCTATCGGGCCAGGACCATCCGGAATACAGTCAGAGCACCCACACGAGCTAGAGTGCTGATACTCGGGTAGGCGGACAATGGGCGTCGTCATCAAGCCCCTCTCCAGCGTCCTCTGATACCTCTCCCGCGAGGCTCTCTCCTCCTCTTCTTCTGGGAAGTAGTTCACCACCCAGAAAGGATTTCCCTCCTCCAGTCTGGCCAGCGCGTCCTCCTCTTCGAAAGGAGAGCACACAGGCCAGGAATCACCCTTCTTCATAAATGCTACATCGTCAAACATTTCGTCTGTTTCCATATCACAAGATTGAATACAGACAGAAGAGGGATCCACTCGTTCAATTTTTTTGGTGTGGGATTGAGAACCCTGGTTAAGAAGACTAAGATACAGCTTATAGTTATCTGCGGAACTTTCGGTAAAATTGCTGGGAAGTCATTGGTATTTCAAGACAGGGATAACTCAGTCCACTGCCCCTACACGTAATTGCCTCGCCTGATTAAGCGTGCCCGTCACGTCGGTAAACATTTTCGGCCAAATGGGTTGCCCCATGACCAGGTATGTTCTCTCTCATCGAACCCTAGTTAGCTAGTAAAGATCGCGCGCGTTCACCACTTTCATGGTTACTTCAGCCGCAGTTACAATAGCCCACCCATGTGCCTTAGGATATGCATAGCAGTCCGTCCGATCGCCACAGGAATTGGATGTAATAGAAGATGGTGTCAGAGCGCTCTGGGCTGGTAGAGCGCTCTGTCAGAGCCTCTGTCAGAGCTCTGGCCCCGCCTGGGGCGGGGTGATCAAAGGGACTAGGCATCTGGGCGTTCAATTTTTTCCAGAAATTGAAAGAGGCCGAAAAAATACAAGAAGGGCCTATCGCATACCCCCCCTTTTTTATAGATCTATCAATTTCTGGATAAAATTGAACGGGGGGGATTCTACAAGCTATGTTCTGCCTCCAGAGCTCTGGGGGGACGGACGTGGCAGAAAGGGTCGGCCACGACGAGAGAGTAGCGGGGAAGGGGCTATTCTCGCCAGAGCGCTCCAGAGCGCTCTGGCGCACGGACGTGGCATAACGGGTCGGCCACGACGATAAGAATAGCGGGGAAGGGGCTATCTTATACAGAGCTCTTCCAGAGCGCTCTGAAGAAAATGGGCATACCATATCGTGAGTAGAGTTCACTCTGCCGAGATCTGGAGGCCAAGGGGTATATTTACACCCGAGCGACAGCACGCCTTAGCAGCTCTGTTGTGCGACGTCACGGCTATATGAGGGGTGAATCGGCAGCTTCTTACTCAAGAGCTGGGCCTTCTTAACAGGCATTCCGGAGGTGACGAGCGGTTCTGCGAGGTAGGGGCAGCACCAAAAAAGAACGATGGACATTTTTTCGTTCTGTTCACAGAGGGGAACCATCTTACCAAGATGACACAAGAGCCTTGTGTGGAATAAAAAACCCAATGAAAAAATTGAATCGTCATTGCCCCCCTTTTTTATCACACCCCCCAGTCTGAAATGAATACCACCGAGATACTCTATATACTCTCCCAGATGAAGAGCCAGCTTTCCCAGATGAATGACCAGATTTCCCATGTCGAGGCAATGCATGGAAAGAAGCCAACAGTTCCTAAAGAGGATAGGCCCAAGCGTGAGATGTCGGCAGGCATGAAAGCCTGGCACGAGTTCAATAAGCGTCTGGATGCTCTTCTTGCCGAGAAGAGCGTCCAATTCAAGCGTGTCGCAGAGGCCAAGCAATTCGCCTCTCACTTGAAGAAGCTCAAGACTGACTGGACAGATGACGAGATTCTTGAGCAGCGCGGAACCTGGGAGCCCCCACCCACAGAGACAAAGGTCACCGAGCTACCCAGTGACGCAGAGGATGCTCCAAAGAAGGCCGGTCGCCCCAAGATGACCGACGAGGAAAAGGCGGCTGCAAAGGCAGCACGTGAGGTCAAGAAGAGCGAAGAGGCTGCGACCCCTATAAAAAAGTCATCCAAGCTGGGTAGCGCGCCCGGCGCTCCGAAGAAGGGACTCAAAGTCGCTTGGGAAGAAACCGCAGAAGTTGCGCGGAATCTCATGAAAGAGGCAGATGAGCTACTCTCTGAATAAAATTGATTGGACGCTCCATGTCGTCGAGGCATATATTCATGGACTATACACCTCGTAAGAAAAAAAGCGACAAGGCAAAAGAGAAATATGAGCGTAACGGCGGCTTCTCTCAGAAGCACGTGCGGATAACAGAAGCAATAAAAGAAAGAAAAAATACCCAAATACAAAAATAGCCAGAAGCCAGCAACGGCTTTTTTCATTGGGGTAAAATTGAAGTCACCAATGCCTAGGACGGTATACACCCACACATCTATCATGGATCTCAAATCTACCATGCGCCTTATAGTAGAGTTTCTCACAGACGATAAAGAAGAAATACTACCTCTCACTACTCCCACTACACCCCTAAGAGAAGTCATCATAGTCCCATACAATCCTCATCGCCCAGACTTTTACAGCCATCACGGTGCTTTGGCACCATATCTCTACGACAAATAGATGGAAAGCGCAAGCCGAGCTATACGAACTATTCTTGAGGCTTTTTCAGAGGAAACAAGCGTAGAAAGTGCGCTCTTAAAATTTGCCCGGCATTTGGAAGAGGAATATGAAGCAGCCCAAGATATCCAACTCTACATCTTTGGTATTCGCTGTTTTTTAGCGTGGCATCGCGCCATAGAACTCCTAGATAAACCAGATATTATCCCGCGAATCCAAGGGATCTGGTTAGAGCAAAATGATGTCGTCTACAATAAATGGCTCGCATCTTTCAATGACGACCAAGAAGTTCTGAAATGGTCCAAATGGACGTTTCAAGCTAAGAGCACACTGTTAGATGAGTTCTCCAAACTGTAATATACTAAACTCTACCGGCAGGTCTTTATTTAGGTGAATACTACCGTTGGAACAACCTCTCCATTGGTTACAACCGAGGCTGCCGAGCTATTTTGGGAGGATGGAACCTCATCCTCCCCTATTACGTTTAAGCGAACTTCCTCTATCACCTGTTCAGAAGGTGCCTCCTCCTCTGCTACTACCGGTTCAGCCACGTGTTCTTCCGTCGCCTGGGAGAGCAACACTCTCTTTTTTACCAAAAGTCTCCTCCAGTCTGTTTCAAGATTTGTAACAATACTGGTGGCATCTGCGTATTCATTCGGTGGAGTGGCAGGGGCAGAATGAAGAAGTTCTTTAATTCTCGATTGTAAGCGACTGTCCAATTCCTCTTGAATCTTCTTTTCTAATTCTGGGATCACTGCCTGAGATAAGATATTTTTCTTGTAGCGCAAATGTAACATAGCTTCTGCCGCCAATTTGGATAAACGCGTGCTTGTCGCATCAAACACGCGCGTATGCGCTATTCCATGACATATATCAGGCCTCTTCAAATCAGTATTCTCACTGAACTCAACTTCAAATGCCTTGATGACATCATCTGGAATACCAGGTGACTGCTCAATGAGGCGATCCAAGTCCTGCCTACATATCTTCAAGAAATCCATCGCCTCAATACGGTCCATAGGATTAATCGCCAATTCCACTTGAACTAGACGCTGGAACTTTCCCCACGCAATACTACACACTCTATGGGATTCCGACTTTTGCGCGTATTGGAAAAAATTCCCAAGAGTCGTGAGGATTCCTGCAAAGATGGAAATCGCCCCTAGTCCAGATGAAACATATTGCTGAACCGCATTGTTATCCGCCGGCACGAGACTTCCTACCGCGAAATTAGCTGCCCCCGTCAAAGTCGAAAGAATAATAACCGGTATTGTTATACTCATATTAGACTGTGTATATTTCTTCTCTGCGCGATCATGTAGCCACCTATAACATGCGGCAATATCCGACCATTCCGCCATTAAAACCTCCTGTTCTTTCGTCCAACCATTCAAAAATTTCTTCACTCTGACGCCAGATATATCGGCATCACTGCCACGACGACTGTTCGTAGGACTCGTATCACCCATATTATCCTATTATGTAATATCAAAATATGGGTGAAGCACTTTTTGGCCCTGGATTTTTACACATTATATTTCTTTTTCCGCGTCTCCGTTTTTAGTTTTATAATTTTTTTCGGCTGTTCATCACGCACTACAGCATGAACACGAATACCCTCCTTAGTAGAGACCGAAGGGTTCACGTATAGATGAGAAAGATTATCTGGTATCTTACAAATTGGACACCCTGACGGCTTATGTTGCGATGTATTTGAATCTACCATAGTTGACTGCGAATTCAATACCTTTTCTTTCTGAAAAAAATCAATATGCATGTCGGGGTGATACACAAGAAGCGTATCATTCAGTATAGATACATTCCCCATATAGTGGTCAATATGACTTTCAATGGGCAGTGCGTCTGCGAGCAATTGTATGGCAGCTTCCCGCGTTAAAAGATACGCATGAGATGCCGTGAACTTATATACTTGATACCACGGTTTCGCTTCATATTCTTTATAAACTAAATTGGGCTTATAGCAACCTAATAACCATATACCCCAGTTCTTAGGAAGTGTAGGAACCAACTTATTTATATTCTCTAAAATCGATTCTGTTAGTATCGCATCATCCTCCATAATGAAACAATACTTACTCCCCGTTTGAATAAATCTCTTCCATGCATCAATGTGGCTGAGAGAACATCCGACCGCACCAAGAGTAGCTACCTCATAATGACTTCGCCGATAATTTCTGAAAATGTTCAGCCTTGTCCCCACAGATATACGTTTATCTTTCTTATATATAAGCTTCTTCCCATTGATGGCCTTCACCTGTCGTATATTTTTGAGTGTGTGAACTGCCGGTTGTTGTGTAAATCGTCTCCAACGATCCGGGCGTTCCTTCATATTTATGACATATGTAGGAACATTAAAAATATTTAGTTTTTTTCTTGTGGTCCCCCGCCCCATACTAATACCGTTTCATATTTTATTTACTTACAGTGCATATAATATAAAAAGGCAGTGCCGTGTATCAAACATATTCGTTCTACCTCTTCGTGTAATCACATTTAATACTTCACGGTACATTCTTTTTCTTGTAGGCTGAACCCTTTGCCTTTTGCTGTAAGCCGGTTTGATATATTTTAATCGCCGCCTCCTGCGTTAATGTTTTCGGATCAACACCGGCTGGAATATTTACGAATTTACGCGACTTTCCCACAAGATCTTTCTTGAACATGAACATTCCATAGGGGCCTGTTCTGAATTCAAAGGGGCCAAGAGTGTGGACTGCGGCATTCGCCTTTGCTCCCAGCTTTGTTCGGATCGTATCTTCCGTATCATCATTGGCGAATGGAACATTCACCCCATTACATGACACGTAAGAGCCGAAAGGACCCGATTTCTTCACCATAGGATGTCCGTTGTATTCGCCAAAGCTTGTAACGGCCTTTGACGCGATAAATGCGGCAACATCCTCTTCCGTTATATCGTGAAAGCTACAACTTCCTGGCCAACCGTAGAATACGGTATCATCCTTGTTTGGAGCCTCCTTCAAAAGCAGGGGACCCTTTTTACTTTGTACCGCCTTGATTCCCCCCGCAAACAGTCTCTCACGCACCGCGGCAGGGGCCGTAGTAGAACTCCCGCCCTTCAAGGACTTATAGGTTTCTTTATAAGAATCCCATGTGTCCCTACACAAGTCTTTCCAGGGCTCCTCTCCCTCCGAGACAGAATCGAGACGCTGCTCCATTTTCTTCGTAAAGTCATAATCAAACAGATTCCCAAATTCCCGGAGGCAGAATTCCAAGACGGATAATCCAAGAGCTGTAGGGGCGAGTTTCTGCTTTTCCGCTCCCACCTTTTTTGTATGCGACTCCGATGTGGGTGGCCACTGACTTGGAGTCATTCGCAATGTTTTTACTACGACTTCACGCGCAGGCGTATCGCGTTTTTCCGCATATCCCTTGTCCAAGACAGTGCTAACAAGCGCGGCAAACGTGCTCGGACGACCAATCCCTTTTCGCTCTAATTCGCGCACCAACGTTGCCTCTGTAAAACGCCCAACCGGTTTCGTTTCATGCGGCCAACTCTCCAAGACAGACCAATGAAGCCGAGTCCCTTCTACAATCTTTTCCGCCGCCTTCCATGTCTCTGCATTCTCTGCCGCCTCTTCTCCCCCCTCATCCAAATCCGCAGCCGCAAATCCAATCTTCCGCCACCCAAGAAACAATTGCCGCTTCCAAACTGCCTTCCACAAGAATTCCATAGGATCCCCGGTGGCAACCAACTCCACCGTCCTCTGCTCCCCTCTCGCCGCCGCCATCACACTTTGCACCGCCCTCCCCCATATCAGTTTGTAAAGCTTTCTGTCCTGCGCCGACCAATCCTCATCCCCCGGAAGTTCCGTCCGCTCCATATGCGTCGGTCGGATGGCTTCATGAGCTTCCTGCGCCTTGACATCCTGGGTGGATTTCGCCTTGGATTTCAACGGCTTTCCTCCGGCGACATATTCCTCCCCAAATGTTGTGCGAACCCAGGACTCTGCGGAGACCCGTGCTTCTTCCGAAAGCGTGGCCGAATCTGTGCGCATATAGGTTATATGCCCTGCCTCATAGAGGCGTTGGGCAATTTGCATACTTCTCTTCGGTGGTAGGCTCATTGTAACAGAAGCTTCCTGTTGCAATGTGCTTGTGATAAGGGGCTTGGGAGGCTGTTCCGTAGTAGGCCTGGTATGCGCCTCTTTTACAATACCTTCCGTCTCGGCGTGAATATTCTCTAAATAATTCGTGGCAGACTCTTCATCCTCCAAAGGCACTTCCATGTGAGCTTCAAAGCCATTCCACGTGCCCTTTATTTTCCATTCGGTGCTGGCCGTAAATTCTCGGATGGCAGTTTCTTGATCCGCTAAAATGCGCAGAGCAGGAGTTTGACATCTTCCCGCCGAGAGGGCGTGTCCCACATATTTCCATAAGAGGGGTGAGATTGTAAAACCAACCATCATATCCAAGACAGCTCTTGCCTGTTGGGCTTCTACCCGCGCCATGTTTAGACGTCTCGGATTTGCTACAGCAGCCTTTACAGCAGCCTCTGTGATTTCATGAAACACGGCACGCGGTGTCGTGGCCGCATTCAACTTCAAGAGAGTTAGGACCGAATAGGCAATGGCCTCGCCCTCTCTATCATCGTCCGACGCCAAATAAATATGGGTAGCCTTTGCGGCTGCCTCTTTTATTTGTGCTATCGCCTTTGCCTTTTCCTTAATCCATTGGTAACGTGGATCAAAATCACGATCCAATCCTACAGCCCCGATATCCTCTTCCAATGATCGTATATGACCCATGGTAGCTATCACACGCCATCCTGGACCCAAGAATCCCTGTATTTTCTGGCATTTCGCAGGGGATTCTACGATAAGAAGAGAGCTCATTGTTATTTACTATATAGGCCCTGGCAAAACGCAATTTTACCACCCTGCTTAAAATATACACGATCTTCTATATAGGAATATGAGCAATACAACCCCACAGCCATGTCGCATTGTAGACGAAGGAGAGCCTGCGTGGAGAGTAGATAGCGAAGCAAATCGTATCAATCGCCTATTTAACTCGGGGTCCAAAGCGGGTTCTTTCCCCACAGCTTTTCAATCAAAACCCCATAGACATATTAGCGGACTGCGATATGCGCACCCAGTCGATCTATCGGGTTCTTTGATTCGCAGACTTAGACGCTGATCTAAATAACGGCAGATAGTATAGGTGGGATGCAAGATCTTCCTTGTTTTTGTATAAACTTGGACGAACGCCCGGAAAAATGGGCGGCAACAGAGGCTGCTTTTCAAAATACGGGTATTGTTCCGAAGCGATTTCCAGCTATACGTCATAGAGAGGGCTGGCGTGGATGCGGCGCCTCGCATGTAGCTGTTGCCCGAGAAGCTTTGCGTCGAGGACTTCCCTGGATTCTTGTTATTGAAGATGATTGCCTACCCGTAAAGGATTTCACAGAAAGATGGCCCGTCGTGAAAGAGGCTCTCTGGAAAGAACGCGGATCATGGGATATTTTTCTCGGCGGACCCACCTCGGTGGAAGGACCTATAGACACAATAGGAAAGCATCTCATACAAATAGATACAGGATACGCTCTTCATTTCTATGTTATCCATGCTACAGCCTATGAAAGGGCTCTAGGCTGGAATCCGGATAGACATGGACCTATTGACGTTTATTATTCAAATGAGTTCCGCATTGTAACTACGACACCTTTGCTCGCAATTCAGCGACCTTCCGAATCAGATATACAAGGATTTTCTACAGATTACACTGAATTGTTCGTAGAATCCATGAATAAAATAGACAAACTATCCTATTCCCTGCGAACCCGAAATGGATCTATTGGTATATTTATAGTGAGTTGTATTATACTTGTAGGTATATGGTTCAAGAAGTTGTAAGATTAATATGCAAACATCATCCCGCCACGCCCACCATACACACGAAATATGTTATACGTTTCTGCCCACGCATAAATTAGGTATCTCGGCACATTATATGTGGTGGTATATCCAGCCAAAGGGGCCAATCCCACTTTCAGATTAATATTTACAATCTTGTCTAAATTGCCCTCGCCACAGGGTTGGCTTGGCGGGAGAAATCCAGATTGTAGTGCAAACGGCAGATTGTAATAATATCTATGAACCCATGGCGTCTTTTTAATAGGAATGAGGGAGCGAAATACCGAAGGCGTTGTAGTGCTGTATCTATAGAGCTTACCCTCGTAAATGAAATCAATAGCACTCACCGGTTCTGAATTCCGATTTACAAACCCTGGAACAAGTTGTTTATATACACGTGTATCTATATTACTCGCATTGGGCCACCAAGGTGTCGTCGTGCCTGCCCCAGAAAGATCTCTTGTGGCCAAAAAGGGGGCATTGTAAAAGGGCGCTTCATACCGCTGTAAATAGAAAAATAGGTTGCGCGTGGGATTGGGAATTTTCAAATAACAATTGGCGGAATCTCCCCCCTTTGTATCTACCGGCTCAAATGCGTAATGCTGTAAGACAGGAACTTGAATATCCGCCAAGCGAAATCGATTGGCTTCAGGGGCGTCCAGATATATGTATTCGGCCATAATATAGGTATCTCCAAGAACTTGAAGGCTTTGGCTCGTCGGCATTGTAATCTTCGGGATTGGCGATACTCTCGTGGATTGGGTTGGATTCCCTTGGAGGCCGGCCACAAGAGTTCCCAAAGGATCATTGTAATAAAAGGGAGAATCTGCAATAGGAAAATAGGCTTCTCCACCCACTGGAGGGCTATTAATATCGCTCGTAGACATCTGCGCCGTGCTTGTATAGATTGTGCTCGCTGTCCGAAACTGAATACTTAATTTCACGGGATCGGCCTGAAGCGCGTCAATAGGTAGAAAGGTTCCTGCGTCTCCACATGAAAACCAAAAGGGGAGAGGCGTTGTAGCTACGGTTGCGCTTGTAGAGCCGAATTGACCGGGTGTAAAGTTGGAGGAATTCCGTGGAAGTAGCTTGTCCATGATACTCACTTTCTCCAGAGGCGTATAAAACTCATCAAGGACTTCTAAGAGCCTCCCGTCAATCTGTTCTACACGAGAACCACCGATATCTATAGTGGCTGATTGAAGTAGGGCGTGTCCTACCGAATTTGTCCAACCGAATGTAGGCCCCGCCAAGGTTTTTCCATTTGCCGCGCACCAATTTCTTGCTGCTACTTGCGGTGTTGCAATATCGGGCATTGTTGTTACAAGATACAGTCGCGAAATAAGATGTCCCTTTCTTGGAAGAGTAATAACGGACGTTGTTCCAAGTGTCGGGAGCTTGTCAAAATCTAGACGAACCCATTGCGTAGAGAATCTTCCTGCACGGATAATCGCTTTCACAAAGAAACGAATATTCGGCTTCCCTTTTTGACAGAGGAATCTAGAATCCTGGATTCCTCCGTAAATAACTCGCAGCAGGGACGCTACCATCTTCTTACAAGAGAGATGGAATGCTTAGACCGCTACTCCAGGCACGCGGATTTGTACTTTCCCTTTTCCAGGCATTTGTTTCAAAGAATTTTCTACTCGTGGGACAGATTTCACAACTGCTGGGACAGATATAACAGCTTCTTCAACGGGGGGCGCCTTTTTTGTGGCCTTTCTATTCTTCCAACAAACATATGCGATTCCCGCAACAATAATAAGGGATATGGGAATATAGACCAAATTATCTGTCTTAATGATTTCTATAATGTTTGTTGTAAAAGCGGGTGTGAAATTTACATAAATGGATGGAACTTGCGCTATTAATACTTTAATAGCAAGAGTGGATGTTGTGGAAGGTGTTTGCGTCGGTGTAGGTGTGGCGGTGGCGGATGCGGATGCGGTCCCTGTAAGTGTAGCGAATGAGCTACTGACGGAAGAACGAGAAGGAGTATTTGTCAGCATTAGAGATACTGTAGGTAGCATAGTCCAGGTTGAAAGGGGGGATCGAACGGCACTCGCAGACGCAGATCTACTTGCGGACACAGAGGCTGTTTGGGTGCGGCTGCTATGGGCGGAATTGGATATTCTGGAACTACTACTGGAAGATGCGGATACCGTTACAGACGCAGAGGGTCTCGGTGTTGCGGTGGAAACACTCGTGGCCGTAGAGCTACTTGTGGCCGTAGAGCTACTTGTGGCCGCATTTCCTGCAAATACTGCTTGAGCCACTGCTACAGACTGTGCCACTGAATTTAAGGATGACACCGCACCCGCTGCATAATACCATGTAATACTTCCAGATTCACCTGTAGAAACATTTCCAATAGGAAGAACAGCTGCATACGATCCATCCGTGGGTGTGAGCGTCATAGGAGCTAAAGACAAGGGGAATGTGTTATACGCATTTGAAAACGAGCAACATAATGCATAGGATGTCATCACGCCCTCTGTTTCTGAGTAGAATAGCACACCTTCGTTCGTATTCGTAATCATAATAGCACGCGACGACTGATTGTTTGCCGTCACAGCTATAAAACTCCCAGTATTCAGATTCCCTCGTGTTTTTGTATTCACATCTGTCATTCCTACGTAATCATCGCGAGTTCCCGTCCAAAGTATTACGTTTTGTAGAAACGCGGTAGAATTGTTAATAATACGAGTTGTGATCCGGACAAAACTCTCATTCGCGCCTAATGAAAATGTATTTTCTAAAAACATCGGCTGTCCTAAGACTATATATTTACGCAGAGATACTATAATTCCGTGACCTACCGTTTTTGTCGCATCGCTACTATCCACAATAAATCCAGAATAATTTGTGCTAGCTGCTGTATTCGTAAGAGAATAGAGATCCACGACGGTAGCTCCGCTCCAATTAGGCCCACCGGATCCAAACCCTATGGCTGTATCAAGAGGATAATTGGAAAAGGTGAGTTTATACCAAGTAGACGCTGTAAAAGAATAATACCACGGCTGTTGAAACAGGCCCCACGCATTTACAGAAGTTTCAGCCCCAGTTCCGAAACGCAGATATGGATTCGCGAATACGCATACAGGCATAGAGCAGCCAAAGGACCCTACAATATCTTGTGCCGAAGCAATGCCACTCATAATTACCGAAGCTAGAGCTATAAACATTCTACTACTAGAACAGGAAGATGTCTGGGACAACAGGTGGTGAAATAGAAAAGTATATTCATCAAATATGGCTTGGAAAAAACGCACCTCCTACGGAGTGGATGGATACTGTTACCGAATTTGCCAAGAAATACGGCTACGAATATAAGCTATGGACCGAAAAAAATGTAGATAGTCTTGATTGGGATTCTATACCAGGCCTACGGCGAGAATACGGGAAATTCCGAACAGAAATGGCCGGTCGTGCGGATATTATCCGCCTTCTCGCCCTTTACAAGTTTGGAGGGATCTATATTGATGCCGATTCGGTAATTATGAAACCCTTGAAATTTTCCAAATTTCTGGAAAAGAACAAGGCCGCCGTATTTTTCGGGTGGGAAACAATTTCCAAAGCGGATAGCAAGAAATTGGGAGATTTTGGTCCAGAAATACGCGGGACAAAACGCCTTGTCGCAAATGGTCTTATTGGAGCAAAGGCAGGCCATGCATTTATTGAAAAGCTTTTAAACGGCATCGTGTCAAATGCAGAAAGAGAATCAAAGGGACACGCTTGGAAACGCGTGGGGCCTTTGTATGTCTCGCGGGTGTATTTTACGTCGAAAGATTCATTTCCAGATGTACATGTATATCCTATGAAGTATTTTTACCCGATGCATTGGAGAGGGATTCAAGATCCCAAGCTACATGAAAAGGTAAAAATTCCTGCCGAATCCATGTTATTTCAGTATGGATACAGCACGAATAGTTTTCAAGACTATTTTAACGACCGCCGTCGGACTCGGCGTAAACGCTAACGCTGCCGCCGACTTCCTACTGGGTTCAGAAAGAACGCATAAAATGGATAGTAGAAGGAGCTAAAGAAGAAATTTAACACAGCGTATGCTAGCGCTACAGACACCGAATTTCCAATAGACACATTATATGTATAAGAAAGACGCGCTGCTCCTAATCCGAAAAAAATGAGGAACAGAACGTAAATAACTAGTAGGCTGAGTGACATCTTATACACTTGTTCTTCTTCTGCCGCATTTCCAACAAATCCCTGTTGCCCGGATACGGCCGCTGCGAGGTTTGTTAGATAATTCTTATTGGGTAGGTTCATTCTATCATATGTCTGCGAATTAATCGTCAAACATTGGGTTCGCCAATCCATTCTCAAAGCGAAGCCAGTTCAGCCCTATACAAAACACTTTCACTTCCCAATTCCCGTCTAAGACCCCTCCAGGTGGTTTGACGTCCAAAATAAGACGCAGAGAATTCACTCTACTTGCGTTAAAACTACCCGTCGGCTGATGTTCTCCCGGAGTTCGTGCGAATGGGTAGCCATACACAAAGTTAGAATAAGCTATATACCCCCCTTTATGACTTGATGCGATGAGTTCGCGATAATACTGTTCATCCGCATCGCAGATGGATACTCCATTTGCCTGCACTATTGCATTTTGTAAAAGCGGCTGTTCAGCTTTGCGCGGATTCCACTCAGCTTCCAAAACAGAGGTGTAATTCGTCCAGCCATTGTTGTCGCGCACCCCACGTCGCCGCACAAACCAGATAATTTCTTCCAACGGATGATTTGCCTCTAGAGGTAGTTGTATGCGAATTACATCGGAACGTTTTCCAATCGCATATTTGAGTGGTTCTTCAAAATAGAATGTTTGAACCTCTCTATGAAGAATCTCAAAAGGGGTGTGAAGCATTCGCTGCCGAAAGGGCCCATTCACTATGGCACCTTGGGTGAGAAGCTGGACAAATCGAAAATCTGGGGGGTTTGCAGCAGTATTTGCTATCAAGGGTGTAGCGCCTTGATGAAATGGAATGGCTATCGACAAGGGCGTAGATGTACAAGAATCGCGATATCCGCGCAGCTGGCGCACACATTCTTCAAACGGGCGCAATGTAATATGAATCTTCACGAGACCTTCACGTATAGCAATCATAGGGAGAGCTGCTTGGTGATGGGAACGCATATAAAAAAAGGGTAAGAGGCAATTCAATGTCCCACCCTCTGTAGGATATTCACGCGGGGCCTGTTCTGCCACGAGACTCGCCAAAGGAATTCGCCCAATATGATCATATGCGACACCAAATTGTTCATTAAAATCGGCATAAAGAAGATTAAATACGTTTATAAAATCCCCGTCAATCGTTTCAATGGTTTTTCCGTCTATTTCTAGTTCCGCCTGTTGTATAATAGCCGTGCCAAGACTATTCGCATATTCCCAAGCTGTCCCAGATACATCATATGTAATTTTACCGGCTTCGTATAACAATTGTGTCTGGGGGTCCAGCCAATGCCCTAGTCGTATTTGAAGAACCGTTCCTAACAAGAGATCGCCGACAACAAGGGAGCCTATATCAAAAGAAAAGCGCTGGCCGAAAGCACCAGGACCCCGCAAGGGAATTTCTTGCAAGCTGGGTGTAAAAGCTAGAACACGTCGCTCTGTATCACGTGCGAACCATGTAGTCTCTGTACCAAGAGGAAACAGATCATTTTCCTGTGCTTCCCTATTTGTCAAATCTAAGAGTGTCTTAATGGTCCCCAAGGGCCTTTTTTCGGTTTCTACAGGCACTTCATAATGAATATCAGATATATCATCGGAAGTTGCAATATTTTGGGCTTTCGCGGCCGTAATAGGGGTTGCGGCCTTAAGGGGAGCTGCGGCACGAAGGGATCCGGACCCGGATCCGGACCCTTTCACCAAACTCTGCGACCCTCCAGATAATGTTTGAAATTTTTCAAGAACACGGTTCTTCTTCAAATAGGTGCTAACTTCTTGTATGGAAGGCCCAGCTGACATTCTCTGACTACTGTGTGGGGTTTTGTTTAGACCTTGCCAGGTCTAAAGTAGGGATGACATGATTCATGAGAATGAAACCTGCCGTTCAACTTGTAAAGTTGGATTCCCTACAGGGCCAGCATCCAACGGTTGCCATACATTGGAACGAATTCAATGAGCCAGCCGGCAAACAACATTTTAAGCTGCTTTCCTATCTAGGATCCCTGTATCAGGGGCGTGACATTTTTGATATTGGCACACATCGCGGTGCATCAGCCCTTGCCCTTTCAAATGGACATTCCACAAATCACATTTATTCATTCGATCTTGAACACAAATACACACTACCCGTTGTAAAGAATGTTAGTTATCACATGGATGATTTAATGTCGGATGCTGGAAAGTCGCTATGGCAGGAAAAGTTATTAGGATCTGCATTCATCTTTTTAGACATTCATACACATGAAGGGACGCGTGAATATGAATTCTACCAATGGCTAAAAGCGCAAAACTATCAGGGCTTTGTGATATGCGTCAATATATGGTATTTCAAAGAGATGCGAGATAATTTCTGGTATAAGATTCCAGCGGAGCATAAGGTGGATATTACAGATCTGGGACTCTGGCCAGGGACTGGGATTCTTCGTTTCACTCCCTCCGAGCTATGGCCTGCTGTAAAAGTCCCAGACAACTGGACAGTTGTGACGGCATATTTTGATTTGACAAAGATGCCTGATGCATCCGCTTCGATCAAGGCACGCCCTTCTCAACATTACCTTGCAAGCGCAAAATCCACCCTTTCTACCGAGCAAAATCTTGTAGTATTCTGTGAGCCGGAATCCCTTGAGTTATTACAAGCTATGCGACCGCCATGGCTAGCCTCCAAGACAAAGTATATTCCAATGTCGTTTGAGGACTTTCCTCTCACACAATTCCGCGCGAAAATCCAGGAAAACCGGCGAAGAAACCCCTATGCATTTGATGACCGGAATACGGCGTCCTATTATCTTCTCTGTATGGCGCGATACGCCATGTTGAAGCGCATTCTTGCGGAGAATCCGTTTGGATCCACGCATTTTGCCTGGCTCAATATATGTATTGAGCGAATGGGCTGGAAGAATGTAATGACACTGGATAATGTCTGGACTCAGAACAGGGAGAAATTCAGCACATGTTACATTGATTATCAACCAGAAGCCCTCGTGCGAAAGACTGCCGAGTATTTCAAATGGGGGCGCTGTTCTCTCTGTAGTGGATTCTTTACAGGGTCGGCTACGTATATGAAGGCGTTTTGCGATAAGATTGAGGAAAAGTTTCACCAAATGTTAGAGCTTGGATATGGACACGCAGATGAACAACTCTTTTCTCTTGTTTTCTTTGATAATCACGACATCTTTGATGTGTATTACGGAGATTATCAGGAAATGATTGTAAATTACGTAGAGCCAAGAGAGAGGCCAGGAGAGCCATTGCGCCTTTTGATAGCGCACAGTTTTGCCGCGGGGGATTATGCCGTGTGCGAAAAGGGATGTGAAGCGGTATGGAAGGCTTTCAAGCGGGGTAAAGCCGAGCTTAGCTCAGATCAGCTAGGACTTCTTATAAGGACCTATAAGAAGTGTCTAGAACAACTAGGAAAGGAGTGTATTCTCCCCTAACGTTTTCTCCAAACCTTTAAAAAATAGGAATCATAATTCACCGTGGAAAGATCAGGTATATCTATATCTACATTGAATACATTCGGATGTTTGTATATATTTCCATTAAGAGATTCTTTTGTATCCAATCCCATATATATACATACAATCGCAATAAGCCGTTCGGCTCCCATGAGCCCCGTTCTTCCTAGGTATGGACCGATCGTCTCCTTTTGTATATTTAAAATCTTCCAAAGAATCTTAAGAGTTTCAAGCGTTCCACCAAATGCGGGTCCAAATATTCCATCCCACTCTTTTGATTCCGTAAATTTCTGTAAAAAGATATCTTTATTGTCTATTAAAATGGCCTTCGTTAGTGATTGTATATATGTATCATGGAAATAGCAATTATACTCATTGAAATGCCATAGAGGGTAGAGGGGTTTATGAAGGACTGAATCAGGAAGAGGTTTCATAAGAAACATAGAATCATGACATATTAAGAAGTGTTTTGTCTTACAAACCCTTGTTAATAGTTCTATAGCACCATATATATGACTTCCGTCTACAAAGGTTGAATATACTTCAACTCCCGAAAGATCTTCTGGTAGATGTGAATCAGATGTCTTACATACAAGAATGGGATTGGTAGGATAATATATCCGGATACTTTCTATGGAACGTGTCAAAAGTTCTGTATGTACAAGCTCCTTACCATAATAAGGTATACAAAATGTAATATACTCCATATGAATACGGAATATATTTGACACGTAATAAATCCCGCAAAAATAGCTATCTCAAGAGAAATGGAAGTATTTGGAGGCGTCTATGTAATAAATCTAGATAGGAGGGCGGATCGTTTAAAAGATTTTGAGGCTGGAATGGCGACGATTGAGTTACCCTTCAAGCGCTTTTCTGCGATTGAACGGAAACCTGGGGCGATAGGATGTGCCCTGTCCCATCTTGCTATTGTAAAGGAGGCCCGAACTCTGGGTCTGAAAAATGTTCTCGTCTTTGAGGATGATTTTACTCCCCTTGTGAGCAAATCCGAATTCTGGGACGAAATACACCATTTGTTTGAAACCCAGCCCAACTTTGACGTATGTATGTTAGCCTATGCCATGAACAAGGAGGAAGCCTATACGGAGCGTCTGATAAAAGTCTTAGATGCTCAGGCCGCATCCGCATATATCGTGAATGCGTGCTTCTATGATACTCTTATTGAGCTGTATGAACGTTCGGCAAATCTTCTAGAAAAAACAGGCCGCCATTGGCTCTACGCAAATGATCAAGCCTGGAAAATCCTACAGCCTTCCGCGAATTGGTTCGCATGTAAGAAACGTATTGGCTATCAACGCGCCTCTATGAGTGATACAGGGTATGAACCAGTTTTCACAGATTACAAGGTCTAATAGAATCTCTTGATATTCCGAATATGATCCAAACAGCGCTGCTCAAATGCCTCGCGCGATTCATCCTTGGACCTTGACATCACTGTAATTCCAATTTCCTTTGAAAGTATTTCATAGGCAGCTGGACTCTTGAGCCCATTGTAGTGAATGAGGATTCCAAAACAGCGGGCATTCTCCGTTAAGGCTTTCTCGCGCAACAGGCGGAATGTATTGACGAAATTATGGAAATCCGCATCCTTATCGCGTTCTCCCGTCTTCACCTGTGTTGCAATCCAAAGCGGCTTATCCGAGCTATAATGTAGCGTATCAATCGCCTGATTTCCCTGCGAGCTCAAATCAAGTCCTAAGACATCGCGCTTAATATCCTTATCCCCAATCACGTGTTCCATATCCGAAAATTCCCTCTCCATGAGGCGGCCAAATTGCGCCTCCTGGTTGCGCCCCTTTTGGCTAGCAGTAGGATCGCCCCCCGATACCACACTCGATCCAAGCGCCTCGATAAACATCTCTTCGGTTCTCACGGACTTATTCTTGAATGCCCTACTCTGAAAACATTGCATCGCCTGAAGAGCAAAAATCAAAGGGTTTTCACATGGGTTATTCATATGAGTAAATCGCGATGTCTCCTTCCAATCCTGTAAGTGAATGTATTTCTTATCCTTGATGCGTTTTGTGAGAATATTCAGAAACACACGCTGCTGCGACTTGTCCAGCGTATTGGCCACCTTTTTCCCTCCATCTGGAATGGGCCTGAGAGAAATACGCATACCACTCAGAGAAACATAGACACCATTCGCGTAGGACTCAATAGACTCATATTGAGCTGCGTGTTTCTCCTTTGGATCCAATGTCTTTATTACATCGGCATATCGCATCGCATCGGGGGATCTCCCATAGATAATCTCAAAATCGGGTTCAAAGTTCTCAACCGGTTCTTGTAACAAATTGGACTTGTAATTCCCATTCCCTCCTGCCATGGTCCACTTGTAATATAAATACTCACCCGATGACTTCTTGAATCTGGTAATTAGAAAGGGATTTGTATCGGTCGTTGCTGCCTCCATCGTCTTACATTCGACACGAAAATCATCCACCAAATTATAGCGCCCCGTTGTGCTAATCACCTGATCCATGTCATCGAAATGTGTAGAGTTCTCATTCTGGAAGAGGCAGGGACTCTCATATCTCTCCACAGACTCTCCCTCTATGAAAACACCCATGATCTTCAGCTTGTTGTCATAAATTGCCTCCTCAAATTGCGTCTGTAGGCATTCCAAAAAGTGCTGAAACTGTCTTTGATCCCCTACGAGGTTCTCGCGCCCATTAAATGTGGGATTCATGGCGACTTCCCACGTCTTGATACCGAGCTCCTTAAACATATCCACCGTCTCCTGCCCCCAAAGCTCGGCATCCTTGTAGAATCGCTGAGCTCCTCGCCCCAAAGTCGCCATATCAGGAGTATAATTCGGCTTGGGTAGATTCGCATCGTCCATCCCCCCCTTTGCAGCTTTAATCTGGGCGTCCACGTCGGTCAAAATCTGCGAATAGGAGCCGTCGTCATTCTCCCATTGAATATAGTTCACACCACCATTATACATGAACGGTAAAATAGCCCCATATCCTCGGGCATCAATCTGGGCTGGTCCCCGCTGTGGTTCCAACTCCTTCACACAGTAGGGTGTGAGCTTATTGTTGTAAATCTCATAGGTATGGGGCATATTGGTGGCCTTTAAGAAATACATTACTTGGTTTCCTTCATACATATCGATCTTTGCCACATACAGAATAGTAGCTACAGGTGGTGACTGAATACCTCTAGATGCCATGAGTTTGTAATAATGACCAATGTTCCCAGGATCTTCTGAGTTAATATCCGCCGCTGTTGCCGTCTTCAAGTCATCTACTTTAGCAGAAAGCCATCCGCTCATACGAAGTGTTTGCATGAGAGTTCTATATATTAGTGGAGCCTTAGCTTTAGGCCTCTTAACCTTAGTTCCCATATTTCAGGAACCCACGGTCGTGTTCTATTCGGTAAAGGCTCCATGTATCTACAATGGCCGTCATCTCTGTGCTTGGAGAACCCAGCAAGGTATCATTCGGGGCAGGGGCCAAGCTTGTATAAAGTGTGGGCCTATCGGCCGTTGTGAAATTCACAGAACCCTCTGGTTGGCGCTCGGAAGACGCTAGACGCCCACGAATATCTCCCAGATTCCACGACATTTCACCAATACCCGCACCACAATCCCTATCCTCTTTTGCGTGATGTGTGAGCGAATTCCATATAAAGGAATTAAAAAACGTTTCGCGATCACGCCCAGCTATAACAAGAGATTGACCGAGGTAATATTCCGTGTCGGCGGATGGCGAAAACCGCCAGCGTTTCCCTACTCTTAAATCATTCTGCGTGCGTAAAAACCAGACGATGCGACTCGCAGGGTGTTGGGCGTCTAGGCGCCGTGTGACCAACGATGGAACCCCTTTTACAAGCGGGGCATAGTCGGCTGGGCTGAACGTATACGTATTCTCATATAGGTGAGTATAGGGGATTTCGATTGGGTCCACGCGAAGTGCGACTTGTGTCTCTCCATCCGTATATATATGACGTGTTTCCAATTGAAGAGTAGGAGGGGTGATGGCTGTTCGGGCCAATGTCTGGAAGGTTTGCACGCCGAGCTGCATCGTAGAACCCCAAGGTGTCGGGGCCTTTGTTGCAGTTGTATCCGATGTCTCTACAATCTCTTCAAGTGGGCGCAGCTCAAGACGCAACTTGAACGGTTGTCGGCGCATAGCAATACTGGGAAATCCGTTGCGACCTCCTAAAAACGGGAGCTCTAGCCGAAGACGCCCAGGAGTTGCGTTATAGGCAATACTCGCCACGGAGCCATCGTGCCACCCCGCAAGTTTATTCTCCAAATAGGCTGAATTCAATGTTCCACGCGAGGCACGTGAGGCAAATAGGGCATCGCCACTGTATTCTTGTAAGAGGAGCTTATCTTGATATATTTGGATCTTCTTGAAGAGAAAGTAGGCGATCCCATTCGTATAGCCGTAGGTATTCCCTAAGGAATCCGTCACAGGCTGGGTCATATTGGCTTCGGCTTCTACAGGAGGAAGCCAGCTGGGAAGATCTATCAGCACTGTGGGTTTCACAAAAAGATCCCCCGCAATCTCAAATTCAAACTCACAACTGCGCCCAAACTCGGCGCCATTCAGCGGAGGAATTCTTCGGAGTTCATGAATACAAGGAGGAATCCTATCATACCGATTTTCAAACGGATTCAGTGTCTTATCCGGGTCGTCTTGAAAGAAATAAGTGTCTTTATTCCCACGGGCGACGGCCTCATACAGAGCTCCTTCGGCTGTGAGACCTGCGCGAGTCGAGGCCATTCTGTAGAGAGTTCGGATAAGTGCTTTAAGGGTTTAAATCTTACGGCCAGATACGAACCGTTGCCCTACAGTAAGGACAGGGAGCCTGTGAAAGGGTGTTTGGCAACGTAACAACAATACGAACCTTGTTCAAACAGCTTATACACTTTCGCACATATACGACTTCCATTCTTTCTATTTTAATCTGGAAAGCTTTATACGTCTTCGGTTTCGTCCCGGAATTATAATATTCTTACGAATAGAATGAATCATTCGAGTGTTGTTTTGTCACAGGAGATCCTAGATTCTATTTTGTCAGACCCCGTGGTAGTGGATGCAAGGGAGAAACTCAGTAATTCGGATCAGGTCTATTTTGTCATGGAACTTCCAGTCTCTGTAAAGGAAACTATATTGGAAAATTTTGATTTAGATATCGTGAATACGACCTATATTCCAATGAGATGGATTAAAGGTGATATGGCTGAACACATAGATGTAGGTCGTCTTGAATTTGAAAATACGTATTTGGTCTATTTAACAGACTCCCCTGGTTCTTTTGTGGTGGATGGAATTTCGTATCCAATCGGAGCGGGTGAAAGATATATGTTTCCCAAAGGGCTTTCTCATGGTACACAAGGTACAAATGGCACACCGCGACTTCTTCTTGGGCCTATGAGTGAGAAAGGATTTCCAGTGGGTTCGCCGCTTACGTATTATGCTACACTGGCGGATGCATTAGCATACACAAATGCTATTGGGTATGGTGGAAGCTTTACAGTAGAAACAAAAGGTGGATATTCTTCATGGAGACTCGCCTCCAATAGTTCAGGAAGTTCTTCCCAACTTGTCGTATATGTAACAGGAGATGTTTTAATTTCCGACGGTGGCTATAATCTGTATGTATCCAATCCTTGTTTTCTAGAAGGTTCTACCGTTTGTTGTTCTGTAGATGGAAAAGAAGCATATTTTCCCATTCAGGATATTCGCAAAGGAACTCTTGTAAAGACATCTCGAAATGGTTACAAAAAGGTAGAATTAATTGGTAAGTCTACCTTTTCCAACCCAGGAACGTCCGATAGGACAGAACACGCGATATACGTATGTAAAAAAGAGAAGTATCCATCTCTTACAGAGGATTTATATATAACAGGAGCTCATTCCATTCTCGTAAATGAACTATCGGATGTAGAACGCGATGCCACTAAGAAACATCTTGGGAAGATTTTTGTGACAGATAAAAAATATAGATTAATGGCTTGGCTGGATGAAAAGGCAGAACCATGGGAATCAAAGGGAGAGTATACGGTATGGCATCTCGCTTTAGAAAATGCCGATACGGGCATGAATTACGGTATTTATGCAAATGGGGGCCTTTTGGTGGAATCGGCTTCTATTCGTTTCTTGCGTGATAAATCCAATATGGAACTTTTAGAATAGCTTATGGGTCATCCTCATGTTTCACCACCACACGCAGATTTATAGAAGCTGCCCTGTCGGCCCGTTTCGGCAATGAAACATCCGCCACACGACCCTGTCTCGGTAGTTCAATCTCCGCAGCCGCCTTTTCCCCGTCTTGAACCCATTTTGTCATGAGAGCCTTTATTTCATTATATCCCACATGATACTTGGTAATTCCCACACGCTCCAATTCTTTGAGAAGCCGAATCGTCTCCTTGAGGCGATCCGCCTTACACTTATCCATCTATAGGGTCTAGACTGTCGCGTTTAAGTTTCCAGTAGAGAGTTCTTTAGAGAGACAAATGGTTCGTGTCCGACTCCGCCTAGGATCCTACGCAACCGATCCTGTTCCTGTCCTAGCCCAACTTCGTGCCTCCAGACCTACAGAAGTTATCCTAGCAACGGAAGCTCCTACGACCGATGCCGAACGCGCCTACTTACTGCTTTTTGAAGAGTTCAAACCGACGTTCTATCACGGGCCCGACCTGGAACCTGCCGAAGGCACCTATGATATTGGACAGCTGGCGATTCCTGAAGAACTTCTTCCTGTCACGGGCGAATATTTACAAAGTCTCTGTGATTATACTGTGATCAATAGAGAGCTCTCGCATCCCGCCATTGATTTGGCAGTTCCACGCAGCCGACAACTCTTTGTAGAAGATACATGGAACGTGAATCCCACGAGCCTCTTTGTCTATCCTGAACCAGGCTTCTTAGAAGCTGTGGTAGAACGTGGTCTCAAACCCCGCCTTCTCGTAATACATAACAGTGACAATCAAGCCAATTATGATGTACTACTACCATATCTAGAAGCAAATCCAACCATGTATGTCTGGTTACAGAATAATACTGTGACACATCCTCGTATCCGTAGTCTCCCAATAGCAGAACAAAATAGTTTATGGCGAGGTGGAAGAGCGAATGGCGAACCATCCGTAAAAACATCTAGAAAGGCCGAGCGCGAATATGCAATTGTCTATCCGTGGTGTTCTCTAACGAATCGAATGAGGCCTATATGGTATGAAAAGGCAAAACTCTCGAGTCGCAGAGATATGATGATCTTCGCGCGACTCCCAAAAGAAGATTACACGGAAGCTCTCGAATCTTCTACGGCTGTGGTATGCCCTCCTGGAAATGGCTACGATACACATCGCTGCTGGGAAAGCCTCTATATGGGTGCGTGGGCAATCGTTCACGATAACGCACACACACAATGTCTTTTAAAAGAATATCCCTCTCTCCCACTGTTACCTATAGAGGATACGGCCGATTTGGAAACAATTCAAATACCCGAGCCCCCAAGCCCCTTTCACCCCATGCTACTCCGGACCTATTGGGATATTCTTTTTGCGTCTTATATATTAATTTAAGAAGTGAATACAATAATATGAGTTATAAAGATCATCCATTTTATACACATCAACCGTTTTTTATTGAAATACTAAAAAATACGAGTGGTAATATACTTGAATGTGGTTGCGGAGAAGGAAGCACCTACATGATAAAAGATCAAATTAAAAATACCAATAGGAAACTAGTATCGCTGGAATCGAATTTAGAATGGTTAAAAAAATATACACATTTAGCCGATGAATCTCATACATTATATCACGTAGATGCAACGAACAGTGATACTATAGAAACTGGAAAGAAATGGATAGAATGCATACAAAAAAATAACTTGGACAACTTTGAAATTGTGTTCATTGATTCAAGTCCTTGGTTATCAAGAAAATGCTGTTTTGAATATTTTTTAGACAAAGCTAAGATAATTATTTTTCACGATTTTGATTATTTTCCTAATAATAATATAATTGGAAGCGTCTCAAATAAATATACCATATATGAGAATGGGGTCTATAAAGAAAAAATTACTTGTGACTTGGATGACGTAGTTAAGAATTACAAGCTTTTTTATCCTCCAGATGAATATTTTGCAGGGGCAACTGGGCCACCAACCTTAGTCTCTAGTAATACTATGGATGATCTTGAATTTCAAAGACTTATTCGCAAGATTGAAACAAATATTCCCTCCTATTATACCTAGACAGCTAGACTTTTACTTCTAAGATCCGCAAAATGTTCTCTCAGCCAGGCATGAAACGAGATAAAATCAAGATCCGTTCTACGCATTTCTACAAGATTTACACCGTATGATTTTTCCAATAGACGAAGCTCATAGACATCTGGATAGTGCTCTAAAGCAAACTGGAAGTAGATTTCCTGTTCTGACATACCAGATTTATCATATCGATCAGGCTCTACACATTTCAGTAGAGCTTCCCACATAGGACATTCATGTTCTTTCTCTACTCGTTTAAACAAATCATCTAGAATCTCTCGGTTATACATCATACAGTCTGTTGTTCCAGACTCTTTGGATGTATTCTCAAATTCTTTGGGGAGAAGCTTTCGCATATGTGTGAAATATTCTGGCACATACATTCCACCATAATCAAAAAGGAGTTTCCCATTCTTGAAAAACTCTATAGAGCGCAAGAAAACCACGTCGCTATCCGCTATCAAAAAATTCGGCAAAAGATCTGGAATAACTTTATATGCATAATATTTCAATAGCTGCTGATAATACCATCCCTGCCGATTATTCGTAGAATGAATATGGCGTGATACATCTTCAAAAGAAAATGGGAAGGATGCCTCGGGAATCCATATACATTCTTCGTCAGGATCCTCCTTGCTTATCACATACATCTTACGCAAACCTCGAGTATTCTTACGGAGACTTTCCAGACAATACGGAAGAATGATGGCGTCCTTGGAATGATAGGGAATGATCGCGTCAAATTGTTCTATATACTCTGTTGACATCCTTTAGAAAAATGAACTCTAACAATGTTCCACTAGTTTTTATACATATCGGAGACGCACCTCCAGACTATGCCAAACGCGCTGTTCTCCAGGCACGCCGCTGGAATCCAAATGCCCCTATATTCTTTCTAAGTTCCGCCATTCCCGCAAGCTACGGGGCAGGAGAAGAATGGATCTATATCGATAGTATTCCCAAAACAGATGCGCACATCCGTTTTCTTGAAACATCACGCCTTAATTCTACATGGCGGGGTGGATTCTGGCGCTCAACTACAGAACGCCTTTTTATCTTGGAAGATTGGATGCTACATCAAGGAATCAAAGAATGTATCCATATGGAAAATGATATTATGCTCTATACGGAGTTCAACCGGCTGCTACCTGTTCTACGAAAAGGCAAGGGCCTTTCCACGACCTTCCAAGGACAGGGCGTAAAACGCGATCAAGTGCGCGTTTGTTTTGCAGTGCTCTATGTGGCCCGCCAGGAAGCTCTATCCAACCTCCTCGTATTTCTCTCCAATCCATCCAGTACAGACGAAATGCAACGAGGCGGTGACTACTGGGATGTTACGCCTGAAGATTGTTCCCTACTTCCTACGGCACCCGTTGGAGTCACACTCATATCTGAAACGTATCGCAGCTGGTATGAGAATCCGGAATTCCCTGTGATCTTTGATGCGGCAGCCTACGGGCAATACCTGGGTGGTATAGATCCGAGAAATGGCTCAGAGGGCCCAGGGTTCGTGAATCTCGACACAGATTTCCGAACCGATCAATTTCAATATATATGGCGGATGGATTCGCTCGACCGACGTTATCCAGTTCTACAGGATAAAGACGGTAGGGAATGGAATCTTGCAAATCTTCATATACACTCAAAAGAGTTGGAAAAGTTCTAACATCCACAACCACTCGCAGAATACGAGTTACATATTTGTGACCCAACTGTGACTTGTTGTCTTTCTTCATAGGAGGGATACTTCACTACGCCGGAATCCCCAAGCCCCTTTCATCCAATGTTGCTCCGAACCTACTGGGATCTTCTTTTTGCTTCTTATATCTATAAATAAGACGAATAGCTGTCACATGCCCTTGGGGAAGATACAAATGGGTTCCGGCGGTATGGGTTTGGGAAAAACCAGGGTCTGAGCTTCTTTACATAAGATTATCTATCTCATAAATAAATGATCGAGAAAAATATATTTCAAACATGGCATACAGACAAGCTTGATCCTACTATACAGACCCGAATCGACAAATTTAAAAAGGAAAATTCAACATATACGTATAAACTCTACCTAGACGCAGATATAGACCGTTTTGTAAATGAAACATATCCTGGAGATATTGCCGAGGCATACAATCGCCTCAACATTATTGTAGCAAAGGCTGATTTCTGGAGATATCTCGTTTTATACACATACGGTGGGGTATATGTAGATATTGATTCCAATATTGAAAAACCACTGGATACACTTATACGCGATGAAGATGAAGCTGTTATAACATATGAAATGAGACCAGGAGTGCCTATCGCATATGTTCAATGGGCTCTCATCTTTAAAAAGGGGCATCCCATTCTAAAAAAGACAATTGACATGATTGTTGATAATATAAAAAACAATAGGCATCCGAATAATATTCTTAATATGACTGGGCCTATTGTCTTTGCAGATGCCATTAAGGCAGTTCATAGGGAACTTTATCAAGAAGACCCACCTGAAATAGATCACGCGATAGATAAGACATACAATAAAAATGGTATATCCTATCGTATATATGGCGTTGATTATAATGGACATTTAAGTTTTAAAAATCTAAGTGAACACTCTTTACTACACCCTACTGGAAATACATATTGGCATACTCAGAAAAAGCCCCTACTCAAAGGAGGAAAACGGCGCAAACGAAACCGTAAAACAAAACGGCGTAGACGTTTATTTACACCCGCAACCCGTCGCAGAACACGAGTTACATATTTGTGAGCCAACTGTGACTTGTTGTCTTTCTTCATAGGAGGGATACTTCACTACGCATCGCGTTATAGAGCTACACGTGCTATAATTACACGCCGCTTGGGTCGAAAGTGTATTTATCCTATAATATGTATAAATCGTCTGGGATTGTTTCCTACGGAGAATATCACTTGAATCCATCTAAACAGATACCATAGATTCTTTATAAGAATGTGCGGTATTTGGTGTTGCGTGGGAGCCGTAGAAGAGAATGTCTTACAAAAATGCCTGGCGACATTGGAGGCACGGGGGCCTGAAGGAACACGAAGCATACAGGTGGGGGATGTAACTCTTGGATTTACACGGCTCGCGATAAATGGCCTCACAGACGCGGGTATGCAGCCCATGGAAAAGGATGGGGTTGCCTGGATATGCAATGGGGAAATTTATAACTGGAAAGAGCTGGCACGTGATTATAATATTCCGATACAATCCGGATCAGATTGTGAGATTCTCGGGGCATTATATTCGCGATTTTGCGAACTGGACATACCCCTGCGAGAGTTTTTCCGCGCCCTTGACGGCGTATTTGCCCTTGTTCTTGTCGATACTATAAGAGGAAGGGTTGTTGTCGGACGTGATCCATATGGAGTGCGCCCCTTGTACATGTACAAAAAGGGTGGTAGCCAGTATTTTGGATCGGAGATGAAATCACTGACAGCGTTGGGAGTTCCTGAAGCCTTTCTACCGGGCCATTATCAAATACTTGGCAAAGGATGCGACCACCTATATGAAGCATATCATGAAATCCCGTGGATGACAAACCCAGCCTTGAAGAATGATGAGGACGCGCTGCGGACTATTCGGGAAAGCTTCCGAAGCGCCGTGAAGAAACGCCTCATGACAGATCGGGAGGAACTGGCCGTGACATTGAGTGGCGGATTGGACAGTAGTCTCGTAGCGGCTGTGGCCGCGGCGGAATGGCAGGCGGTGGGAAAAGGGCCGATACACACGTTTAGCATTGGAATGGCCGGTAGCACGGATCTTTCGTATGCCCGAAAGGTAGCCACCTACATCGGCTCGATTCATACGGAAATTGTGAAAACCCCCGAAGAGTTCTTTGCAGCTATTCCAGAGGTTATCCGCGACATTGAATCGTTTGATACTACAACGGTCCGCGCCTCTGTAGGAAACTGGCTAGTGGCCAAATATATTCGGGAACATTCGCCCTGTAAGATTGTCTTGAACGGAGACGGATCCGATGAAGTCTGGGGATCTTACTTGTATTTTAAGAATGCCCCCTCCAATCATGCCTTTGAAGCGGAAGTCACACGCCTTCTCACCGATATTCACATGTTTGATGTTCTCCGCTCCGATCGCTGTATTTCCTCGCACGGTCTAGAACCTCGCACTCCCTTTTTGGATAAACAATTTGTCGCAGTGGCCCGAAGTATTTCTAGCGACAGACGACGACCTGGTGTATTTCCTGAAAAGTGGATACTGCGTCGGGCATTTGAATCTATGAATATACTTCCATCCGAGGTTCTTTGGCGTAAAAAAGAGGCCTTTTCCGACGGGGTTAGTGGGACGGAAAAATCCTGGTATGAAATCACACAAGAGATGTCAGAAGCTATTGTCGGGGATGAATGGGTGGGAAGAGCCGATACGCCCGAAAAGTATTATTATAAAAACCTCTATACCGATTTGTATGGAGCTGCTAGTGCATCGGTAAATGTTCCCTATTTCTGGATGCCACGCTGGTCACCTGGCGCAACAGATCCCTCTGCACGAACGTTGCATGTCTATACATCATGATGAGGGTTATACATCAGAACTATGTGTGTGACAGCGGATAAGACGAAACATAGAGCAGAACATTGAAACCAGAGTATGAAATCCCCATTCGCGGGAGAATATGCGAATACTACAGCACTTACGAATAACAGAGTGAGGCCCAATACAGTAAGAGAATAGGAGGCCTGATGATTCAGATGGTGATTGTATGCGTGAATAGGGTATAATTCATCCATTCTTTGTGCGATACATTCACCTTGGACGATTTGCCTCGTAAAATTTATCATCCTGGCTGCGTGATATCGTATTACCACGCAACAGAATGACACAATGTCTGGGCCGTCTTGTAAAAGATGGACCGAAAGGTGTTCATATGCTTTCCTTTGAAGAGGGGGGGTTCTTCCACATTCCATTGCGCTGCGAAATTGTCACACGTTCCGGGGATTTGTGTGACACGTGCGCTGCAAAAGAGGCAAAAACGAAAGAAAAGCTTTGCGGAATGAAAGGAATTACAATTGGAGGGCCGCTTCCTTCCTATTTAATGGGTCGGGTGACAGATCCTATTCCGTATTGGTCGCGGCTCTATGACAGCGCGTGGTTCCGTCTAAAGATAGAAGAAGGATACACACTCAGTGAAGAAACAATGGTAAAGGTGAAAGAGGCTGCTAAGAAGGCATATGAGGACGTGACGACGGTGCCTCCTGAACCCCTACCCTCCAAGGTGAAGGCTACAAAGAAGCCAGTATCCGCTGCAACAGAGCCACCCAAGCCGAAATCTATAAAGAAGCCAGTCTCGGCCGAAAAGCTACTGGAAGAACTCCCCGTGATTGAGCCCGAACAAAAGACGCCCGTGAAAAGGAAACCGGCAGTGAAAAAGGGAGCGCAACAAATTCCAATTCCCATGACACAAGTAGTGGGGACAATAGATATATCCGATCATGAAGTCATTCACATTTCTGTGCGAAAACAGGAAGTGGATGGGCGTCTGTTCTACCTGGATTCCAAGAAGGACAAACTCTATGATATGAAATGTAAATATGTGGGGCGCCTGAAAGATGGGGCTGTCGTAGATTATCCGGATTCAGATGCGGATACATCTTAGCGCTGGGAAGAAGCTATAGCTGCTGTAATATTATAGGATGTATTGGTTCCTGCGATATTCGCCTGGGCAATGGGATTTTGTATATAAGGGGCAACCGTTTCCCCCGCTGCCGCTTGACCTTGAAATGTAGCTACACCAATACTCGCATCAAGAGATCCCCCCTTTGTCATATAAGAAGAATTATTCGCCTGTACCATTGACGTAACAACTTTTCCAGCAAACATTGTCTGTGCGGCCTTGTGCTGTACACGAGTTACATGGCTAAAGTCGCGATTGGACATTTCTACAGGGGTTTAAGATTTTTCTTATCTACAAATACAGAAATGAGCTGGATTTCTATCGGGCAATACCGTAATCCCCCACTTCCTATCCGACCTATACCGGCTCATATGAATCGTATCGTATGGAAAAAGCCAGAACCTTTAGCCCCTCTTAAACCAATTCCTACCCCCATCAAATCCACCCGCTGGAGATATTAGACTAGGCGCGATGTCAAGGACCACATCCCTTCTACAGATGCGTTGCGTGCCCACCAATCTCTACAGGCCGCTGACATGACAGTCCACCGCTCTGCTGTAACTTGTATAACCAATTTAGCTTCCTCTGGCGTCTTCACGCGGAAATAATGAAGCCCTTCCACGGGCGGATCAGCATACGAGCTCATATCTACTTCAGGTGCTACCACGGGGACACATCCCATGGCCATACACTCAATCTCTCGGTGGCATTTTGTGCCATATCCCGCGAGACAGAGACCATATTTTGCGAATGTTAAACGTTCCAGATATTCTTCGTGCGTATATAAATAAGTATCTACGTTCGTCGTATTGTGATAAAAATCATCGCACGCCTCTTCCCAATTACACTCTGTGCGCCTCTTATGCTGTATCGCATTCTCAGAGCGTCCATAAAATACCAGATTCTTGTCGCGCACCTCATAGGATCTTGTAGGGAGGCCGCGCGATACGATTTCTTCCACGAGAGCCGGCCTACGCGGCCAGAAACTCCAGGCTCTCCCACCGCTGGGTGGAGCAGGATTTCCAAATAGGGCGATCTTATAAGGCGGATCTGAGCTGCGATTCAACCATTCCAATGTAGGGCGATCGTATAACAGAGTTTCACCCACTCCTCCAAGCCATACTTGTTCTACATACTTCTCTACGACTGTCACATATCCGCGCTCCCCCCATAGCTTTGCCATTTCTCGAAAAGAATCCCCCGCGTGATCATAAAAGCCCTGGCGCCTTGCAGGAAGAATTAGAATCTGATCCTTTTTCTCTAAGACAGGTGCCACCGCCTGTCGCATATCATCCGCCAATTTCGAAAGAACTGTCTCTTTTTCATTCTTATGCGGGACACCCTTTGCAACAATCTGTAGGCGATATTGGAGACCTGCCGCGGCACAAATATGTAAGAGCGACGCATTCGGCTCCATCTCTGATTGTATTTCCCAGACATGGGCCCCCAGAGGGAGAACCCACATCCAAGATGCCATGGCACGAGAAGACATGGCAACACCCCACGCCCCTTGAAGGGCTTCTAAACAAATATCAAGAGACGTTCTACCAGGCCACAACACCCTTATAGATATGCCGAATTCACTCAACTTTTGTTCAAAATACTCATCCAGCTCCTCCGTAATCCATGTATCATCCACAAGTAGTACAAGCCTTTTAGACGCTACCGCCGCCTGCCACCCACCAAGCCCCAAATTCTTCCTCAGAGCCTCAATCTCCTCCTTCGAGACAAGATCAGGCAACTTATCTTCATAGGGCCATACGAGCGCCTTTTTACACCAAATCTGTTGATTCTCGTCTCGCGATAGCACAGGAATTTCCTTATTGGGCCATCTAAACATTTTAATTGCCTCCATACACGCGCGATTCTTAGCACACCAGAATTCTCCTCCAGGCATTCTCTCACGCATCAGAAAAATCTTGGACATGTATGCGAGAATAAATTTCCCTGCGTCTGTGGCAACATCGTTCGGCAGCGGGGCAATAAGCGCCTCATCTACCGACAAAGATGCGGTCATAGAACTTAATTGCGAGTCGGACCATGCTTGTATAGAGGATTTCGTCTTTCCCACTAAAATAGAGTCATATGTGTATACCAGACCTTCGCGTGTCTCAAAGACATCCTTCATCTCGTAGATGGGTATAGGGGGTGGGGTACACATATTCAACTCCGCAGCTTCCAAGACAAGTTTATCTTCAGTAGATCTCTTCACCATGGAACAATATGTCCTGGCCTGCGCCACACTTAGAGGGCCCTTTATGGGTCTCGGAAAGGGTGACCGTTTCCATTCTTCAGTCGGCTTTCCCCAGTCCATAACGGGACGCATATCATGGAGACCCGTTGGCTGAATATATAGATAGCTCGGCTTATCCACAATATTCCGAGGATCATAGGTGCGCACATCGCTCGCGTGATAGTGATATGTGCGCAGAGTGAGCGCAGGGTTCGCCACCAGAAAGCGCTGTTTGAACATTTCCAACGTAATCGCATTATCACATCCACCTTGACCAAAAGGAAAGTTGAGCGCGCTCCAATCCCATTTCAACGACTTTACTACTTTTGCAGAAACAACCCACGTATCCTGCGAATCAGCGCGAGGTCCAAACAATTTCGCAGCTTCTATGTCGGCAGGAGCTGTTCCCGCGACATCCCATCGAAGAAGAGCGAGGAATTTCGGCTTTGTCGTCATATCCGTCGACCATAGCATTCGCCAACTCTTGTCGTCCAAAAAAATGTCCGCGTTCGCAAAAGCAATAAGAACATCTTCAGGTGCCTCTTCATAGATCCAACGAATGACGTCGGCATACGTGAGACGCTTCCCAATCACTTGCTCCCGTATTTTCCCATCCAAAGGCTGTCCCATAGCTTTCTCATTCAATAAAACGATACGATCCACAACGGAACATTCGGTGTTTTTCTTCAAACACGCGTCAATCTCCTGTTTTCTCTTATTCTTTACAGGCTCGTAGTATTGTGTAACTAGCCACAGCTCCTGCGGCTTCTCTACCGTGGAATGTAATAAAAGCCCCCTATCCGCGCAAAAGCGTGTCCGCTCCTCCGAAGCTACAACGGGAAATGTTCTACCAACATGAACGGACAAGGCAACGAGCGCCTTTGCATCCTCCTTCGTGCCATCCCATGCGGCCCCTGTAAAAGGATACAAGTCATGTATTTCATCTAGACACAAAATGTTCGTCATTTGTAATTCTAAAAGCTTGTCCATTCCCATAAGAGTCACAAGAGCTCGCGTAAGTATAACAATGCGCGCATTGGACCCCTTTCCCGATTCCAACCACTCTTTTACTACCTCTGTATTATTTAGACATACAACAATATCTGGAACGAGCCCCGCTTTACACAGCGCATCTGCTACAGTCGTATCCGTGACTCCCAGATCCCACCGATTCCAACGAGCTGTTTCACTCGGCACCGCGTCAAACCACACAAGGGTTTTCTGATCACGCCACACGGACGTGTCCAGATTTATAATACGTAAATCTTTTCCCGTTTTGGGATTTCTCGCCAGCATCTCTACAAAGAATTAGGGCCCTATACCTTAGGCCATATAAACGTCCTGAAATAGCAGTATTTAGATGGAACGCTGTGCTTATTTAGTCAATTCAACACCCAAATATTATTATCTTTTAACACTCCATTTTACTCTTCTAAAACGTTACGCGCCTGGGCTGAAAATGCCCCTTTTCTTGGCAACCGAGGAACCGAATCATCCCACCTGTAAAGAAGTCGCCGCCATGGGTGTAGAGCTAATTCCTCTAGCCAAGGCCGACGCGGGATTCTTAGATTCTCGTCGCGCCGCATTGGAAGTTCTCAAACCCCGATACGAATATGTGCTACCAGTCCAGGAAGACTTTCTACTGGATCGCACGCCCGATTATATCGCCCTAGAGACAGGCCTTTCGCTTCTAAAACATGCGACGAGTGTGAGGCTGATGCCATGCCCGGGTCCGGGTGGTTTGGCACTTGAAAAGGCACCCCAGTGGGCGCACATTCCAGAATCCGATACGTATTCCTTCACATTTCAAGCTACACTTTGGAAAACGGCGGATTGCTGTCATTGGTATACAGCACTCTGTAACAAATTAGAGATTGAGTGGCCACGAGCTACAACGCCACCCCAGACACGCCTACATATGGAAATTCGGGCAAACTTCGCAGAGAATACTGAAGGTCAGCGATTCTTTCGAGAAGTATCAAAGGGATTACATGTAGGCTGGAGACGGGCCGGGTCATGGTCCAATTCCGTGTATTTGTCGCCATGGCCCTATCGTCCCACAGCAATTGTGCAGGGAAAGCTGGAACCATGGGCGGCCGAGATGGCCAAACGAGAGGGTTTCACCGCAAAGTTACTCCAACCCTAAAAACCTGCGCCCAATCTTACTCGTTATAAACATACCACACCCAGCGGCAATCTGAAGATAAAATATATTACTCTTCTTGGTACAGCAGAGTAAATAGGCCGACAAACCGATAAAAACCAATGAACAAAGCCAGAACAACTTGGTGAACGTATCCATTCTACCTACTACGAAAGAAATGAATTTAAACAAAATGCCTGTTGACTCTTCCAGGATATCCATGACCAAAAAGAACCATATAAATTAACACGACGGCGGATACTACAATGCTCCTGTTTTCTGCAACCACGGAACGCTGCCCCAGCCCATATACCATAAACAAATATAGCACATAAACAAATATAGCAGAAACCCGATAATAACTGCGTGAAAAACCATAACCAATCCACGCTCTACTGCCATTGTATACACATGTATCAGATAATAAATGTATTTAAGGGCCAGTCATGGGAGGAGCATTTCCATCTTGGTTATAGACATGAAGAAATACCGCATTACTCATAGGTGTATAATTATCCATAGTCACTAAATATCCATTACTGAAACCACTCCTGGGGCCGATAAAGTAGGCGCAATAGTCATCGGGCACTAAATTCGCCATAGCCCCTGGAATCCTATGATACAATGTATAATACGCACCATATGCGCCATCCATAAGGGCATTGCTCGATAGGACAGCCGGGTCTAGTTCGAGCTTTATTTGCGAGTTAAAATAATTGGAACTGTATGCATTTGAATTCTGCGAAAGCATATACGCACCCTGGGATGCCTTTTCCAGAATTTGGACACCTCTAGGGGACTGATACTGCACAAAGGTTGAAAACTCCTTCACGAGATTATAGGGTGTGCTCGTGCCAAGATACATGCGCTGAAACAAATAATTCGGATTCACCTCCAAAAACATGCGCGTGGTAGAATTCGGATGAATGTAACGAAGAAACGGGGCGACCGTAAAGCTCACTGTGCTGAAATATACATCGCCAGTGGAATAAAAGTTGGGATACGGCTCTATGGTAGACATTGGCAGATTCTTGCCGGTATTCGGGCTCCAATCCCACCCATATCCATTGTATTCGTCAATATTGTAAAAGGTGGAGAATGGAATGCTGCTTATAAAACTCGCATAGCCGGCATTGGTGGATAGAGTGCTATAGGAATAGCCAGGCCAAGCACGTGCTACCGCAGAAAGATCCGCATACCCCGTCGCACTAAAAGAACTAATGGAGAAGAAAACCGTCCGAAGGTCCGTGATGGTAGAAAGCTGAAGATCTCCCACACCAATGAATTTCAGCGTAGATTGCGTCGTCGACATTGTAATATTTTCGGCATTTGGGACAGACTCTGCCGCAAGACGCGATACAAATGGCACAGTGTTTTGAGCAACCAGGAGGTTCGGTGCCGCATTGCTAAACGTAAATGTGCTCGTTTGAGGATCTACATATGCGCGAAATAACCCCTGTAGTCCTATGGTGCTAAATGTTGCGGCATGACCCACGGTGGATGCTGTTAAGGTGGAACCATGAGGATCCACAAAAGCGTCAAAATACGGGGGCGTGATAGAGCTAACAGAATTCCAATAGGCATTCCCAGCGCCGTTGGATATAAGAACATAGGATGCTGGAATATAGCCATTTGTTGGAGAACGAGCATAAATCTGTCGGAGTGTAATGATATCGGTATCAAGGGTTTTTAGACTAGCTGCCATCTACCTCTGTCTTAGAATGACAGATTCTGAATTGTCAGGAAATACGAATTGGTAGATGCGTAAAATACATTCATATTGGGGGAACGAAATCCTACATTCGTCATATATGAAATAGACCCTGGCATCATATGTGTAAGAACATAGGGATTTTGATAGGCGCCCACTATCTGCGAACCAGGTATAGAAATCTTAAAGGGCTGCTGATAAAAGTTGGAATATCCATTCACAGAATTTACACCGGCGACCATAGTCTGAAAACAGCTACTGAGATAGGAAGTTCCGTATTGAACATATGTATCCATGGGAAATGCCTTGGATGTCACAGAAGCATTCGTAATAGTATCAAATTGGAACGTGGGATAGGCTTCTAGCGTGATCCGGCTCGCGGAAGTAATAATGCTGGAGAATCTGTCGAATTGAAGATTCATAGTAGAAAAAGACAGGTTCGAATTACCTGTAGTGAGTCCCGTTAGAGCGCCATTCTCTCCCTTGTATGTAATGGTAGAATTCACAAAGCTACTGAGAAATGTAATAGCTTCCACCGACGATATATAGACATCTGATCCGTAAATACTCATTGCCCCCGCCCGGTCAATATAAATGTTCTGCTTTGCTGCCTGTATTCCTTGGCTGGTGCTGAGAAGTGTTTGTGTGCTAACATATCCATAGGTGCCGAGTGAAGAAATAAGGCCACATGTAGTGCTGGGAAGATTGGAGCCATATACGACACCGTAAAAGGATGCATTACTCTCACTAAAATATTTCGTGCTCAAAAGATATTGTTGATTGAGACTGTTAAAGTTAATATACGGAGGATCCGATGTCCCTGTTACAACAACGCCGAGATTCCCCCCAGATGTTGTGGGAGGATATAGAATCCCGGCCATAGTGCTCGCAAGAGACAGAGAACTTACATAGGATGCACTTCCCAAGTTTTGGACAGTGCTTTGTAACGAAAGACTACTGATATATCCATATGTCCCGAGACCCACTACCGTAGAGCGGTCTTGGTTATTCAAGCCCACACAAGAACTTAGTAGAGTCGGAGAGCTAATGTATCGGGAGGATCCGAGGCCGACGACAGTGCTCTGTATGTTTGACATGAAGGATAGAGAACCATTCAAAAACGGTGTCATGGAACTTGTAAGATCGGCGGTGCTAATATATTGAGCAGGCCCCTGGATCCAACTGACAGTGCTTTGAAGTTGGAAGCCTGTAATACTACCCGGTATGCCTCCGAGGCCAATCTGTGTAGAAAGAGTGGAATAGCTTGTAGCTACAATAGTCGATATGGAAGATGCTGCCCCATAAATCTGTAGAAATGTGGATGGTAAATAGCCAATCTTACTACCGTCCATGGCAGACTGGCTACTGATTGTTTGAAATACATCCTGCCATACACGTACGCCTTGACCATCGGCAACTTGAAATGAATTTGCTGGATAGGGTGTGTTGGTATTTGAATTGATGGAATATAGCAGACCCTGAAGTTGAATCTCTAAATCATTTGTCCGACTCATCGCGGGTTCTACATCAAGATAAGAATACCATCTCCTGAATAAGTCGCACATCACACTAGAATGCCAGGGGGTGGTGGTTTATTACAACTCGTTGCAATGGGAAAACAAGATGTTTTTTTAACCGGAAATCCCCAAATTACATGGTTCAAAATGGTCTATCGTCGTTATACGAATTTTGCGATAGAGTCCCAGCAGATTTATTTTGATGGCGATCCAGATTTCGGAAAACGTATTACGGCGGTTGTTGCGCGTCGTGGAGATCTTATTGGTCCTATGACATTGGAAATAGTTCTGCCTTATATAACCATGACGGATGGTTCAGCTGGGGCGTATGTAAATACGGCTGGATATGCCCTTATTGAGGAAATTACTTTGGAAATAGGGGAGCAGGAGATTGATAAACAGACCGGAGAGTGGATGCAAATCTGGTCAAGCCTGACAACGACTGCAAGCCAGCGTGACGCTCTGAACAATATGATTGGGCGCGTGGACGGTTTAAACGTTCCGAGCGCAGCAGTACCCTCGGGCGCCTGTTCCGTGGGAACCTATAAATACGGTGCTCAGAAACTCTATATTCCTCTCCAATTCTGGTTTAATAAGAATCCTGGTCTATATTTACCTCTTCTCGCAATGCAATATCATACCGTCCGTCTGAATGTGAAACTCCGGGATCTTGCCAGCATGATTGATAATTCAAATATGACAGCTACATGCGCTACAGTTCAACCGGTTCCCGCAAAGATACCCGAATTCCGTTTGTGGGGCGATTATATATTCCTTGATACCGAGGAGCGTCGTAGATTTGTGGCAAATACGCATGAATATCTGATTGAACAGATTCAGTATACTCCGAAAACGTCTATTCCCGAGAAAGTGAATACACAGACGGTGCGTATGGAATTTAATCACCCAATTCGGGAAATTTTCTGGATACTTCGTCGGGATGTCATGGAAACAACGCATGAATGGTTTAATTGGGGATCCACATCATTACATGAAGCAGGCATTTCACGAGATATGCTACAAGACGCCGTCTTACAAATAGATGGATTTGACCGGTTTGATACACGCGACGCAGGATACTTTCGCCTCGTCCAACCATTCCAATATCACACGACCACGGATGTGAAGCAATTTATCTATCTCTATAGCTTTGCACTCCGGCCAGAAGAAATGCAACCCAGCGGATCCTTGAATGCGAGTCGCATAGACAATATGAATCTAAACGTGAATCTCCGCCCCGACACTTATGAACCAACACAATTATTTTTTGATAGTACGGGCAACCGAGTCCCCGAAGGTAGTGCGTCTATTGATCCGTCAAGGACAGTAATAAATCCTGCGTATGTTCCTCTTCGTGGTAAATGCTCTATCGTTGTTTATGCAACAAATCACAATGTCCTGCGCGTAGTCAATGGATTCGCGGGTCTACTTTTCAAGATTTAGCTCGGAAGCCTGAATAGCGATGGATAACACTGCCAATCAAGTAGGCGGCTTATCTTTATCAGGCCTATCTTTGCCAAATATACCAGGGTTACCAAGTGTACCTAAGATTCCTGGTCTGCCAAGTTTACCAAGTTCCATAACAAGCAAACTCCCTGGGGCAGCAGCACCCATTGTAGCAGCGGTAACACCTCCTGCAGCCCCAGCTACAGGATTGGCCAAATACATTCCATTTAACGTTGAATGGTTTGGTCTTTTTATTCTGGCAGGAGGCATCCCATTTCCCCCCTTTTCTTATCTAGGCTACGGCGGACTAAACCTCTGGGCTACAGGATCGTTAATGTATTTTGCGATGAAAGCCGCCACCCAGGCATTTCTCGTATTTATAAATACATTTGTAAGTGTCTATTATCCCAATCTGTGGTGGGTGGGATATCTTCTGGTATTGAACCCATGGTATGTATTTGATATTCTCCAAATGTTCAGTCCGGCATTCGCGGAAGAGGGATACAAAGTTCCATTTACACATTTTAATCCCGCCAAGCCTGTGGGGAAACCGATGATTATCAATGGTAAAAAAACGTTTGCGGCAGGAAAAGTCACCGGAGCTCTTTTAGCAGCGGCCCTTGTCTTTCTCGGCACCGGCACATATGGCCTATTAAATATGCTACCACCCTCCATTACGGCTGGATACAAGCCTATCGTGAATACTATATTTGCTATCTTAGGGGCAATCACCGCAATCGGGGGTGGTAGTTTTGGCATGATGATGCTTCCAACGTTAATAAAAAGCCTACAGTCTAACTCGGCTGAATATACCGCAAGTGTAGCGGCCGTCACCCCCCAAACGGGTGGTAGCTCCGAACTCCCAAGTTTAGACAAAATTGCGAATGATATTCTGGAACACACAACTACACAAACCGGTGGGGGATCCACCGAGGATGTAAGTTCCAATATTTTTCTCGGAACTCTAACGATTGTAACTTTGGCTGGGATCAGCCTCGCGCTCGCCCGGTCAAAGACAGAATCTGGATTAAATGTATAATGAAGTATCTTATGTCTCAAGAAGAGTTTGAACAGCTCATCGGCCGCCAACCTCTTCCCGAGGGGGAGACACTCCCCCCCTTTACCGTCATCTATTTTACGGCCACTTGGTGCGGAGCATGTCGTCGTCTCAATATGCCCGAGTTGGAAGAGGCGTTTCCCGACGTAAATTGGCTAAAGTGTGACGTGGATCAAAATAACTATACCCCTGGCTACTGCGGTGTGAAATCTATTCCCGCATTTCTTATTGTAAAAGATAAGGCCGTCCTTGGTCCATTCACTTCCAATAGCAATGACAAAGTGAAAGAATGGATCACATCAAATCTCTAATCTTACAATAAATGAATACGAAAACTGTGAAACAGATTTTTGCAATCGTAGGGTCTTTTATTGTAATATATTACATAAGCATGAATTATGATTCCTTGAAGGAAATCGCCAAGAAATAAACGTATATTAAAATATGGAAACCGAAGCCCCTTATGATACTATCATAGTAGGCTCCGGTATAGCAGGACTCTATACAGCCGTGGAAGTCTTGAAAGCTCACCCAAAGTCACGTGTAGCAGTCTTTGAAAAATACAAGAATCTCGGAGGAAGAGTCTATACATTTCGTCAAACGATTGAAGGAAAAGCTCTTCAATGGGAGGGAGGAGCTGGGCGCATCTCAGAGAATCATACGATGGTTCTGGATCTCTTGAAACATTACAAACTCACATTTCAACCCATAGGCGGGGATATTCAATACAAGGATACATATACATCCCCCTTGGAGCCTGATATTTTTGAATCGGGCATCCCCGTCTTTATGGATACATTGCACGCACTCCCTGCCGCAGATCTACAGAGACATACCATTCGCCAACTTCTCACGCGACTTCACGGGGCCAAAAAGGCGAATACATATCTCATTCGATTTCCCTATAGAGCTGAAGTGGATGTCATGCGGGCTGATATGGCTCTCCGGCTTTTCTCCAAAGAATTCCGAAAGGACGAGAGATATGGAATTTGCGCAGAAGGACTTTCGGCTCTTATAGGCGCCCTGCGCGACGATGCAACCAAACGAGGTGCCGTATTTTATAGGGAACATACCCTGGTAGATGTTGAAGAAGGCGAGGAGGTGGTTGCCACATTTGAACACGATTCCGAGCTAGTTCGTGTAAAGGGGAAACAGATTGTCCTGGCGATTCCTTCCGAGGCTCTCAAACATGTGAAACCATTCGCCAAGTGGCACGTGCTTCGGCATCTTAGCATGGAACCTCTCCTACGATTCTATGGGGCCTTTCCGAAAGAGAATGGGGCCGTCTGGTATGAAACATATGGGGGACGCATTGTTACGTCCGAGCCAGTCCGCTATATTATTCCTGGAAATACAGAGGTTGGTTCCATGCATATGTCGTATACAGATACGCAAGATGCCCAATTCTGGATTCAAAAGCTGAAAACCGAGGGCGAGAAACGGGTTGGAGAAGAAATGGTATCCGAACTACGCCGGCTTTTACAGCCGTCTATCCCTCCGCCCTATTTCGTAAAAGCCCATGCGTGGGATCACGGAGTCACATATTGGCTTCCTGGCGCATACGATCCAGTAGATCTCTCCAAAGAGGCCCTGAGACCTTTTGCAGCAATGCCGAATGTTCATGTGGTAGGGGAATCCTTTTCTTTACGCCAAGGATGGATGGAAGGCGCTCTTGAACACGCCGCGCAGCTTTTAAACCGGTATCTAAAATAAAATTGAACTAATCACCCACAAAATACCAACATCAAACATGGAATCCATTATAAAGTTTAGTTTCCCCAGTCTAACCTACAAATGTTCGTTAAATCTGAGAGGTCGGCGACGATATGGAACTCTTGAGGAACTTCTTGCTACGCAGACAGGTGTCATATCAACCGTCGGTATGCCCGATGGATCACGAGAGTTCAATACAAGTGTTCGCAATTCCGTCCATTATACTTCCTTTGTAGAGTTTGAGTTGGAAACGGATAGCGTTATATATAATTTAAGAAACCTTAACCATCAAGCAGAATGGTTCGGCCTATTGAAATATGATATCATTGAATATAAGACGGGTGGATTCTTCAAAGAACACCAAGATCGACAAATAAAATCCACACATTATGGCACATTGCTCGTCTTTCCACCTGCAGTAGGGGACTTTACACATACAGGAGGTGAACTCATCTTGGATCGTGGTAAGTTTCAGTTTGACAGTAGCAAGAATACGGAATGGACCTTCATTGCCTTTCAGACGAACACATTTCATGAATGTAAGGAAGTTCTATCAGGTCGACGAATTGTTCTTAAAACGGAGCTGTATTCTGGAGCGCCGATTGAACATCGTCATTATTTAAATTACGAGGATTAGTTTTTCCATATTTATTAGTCCTAATAAATTATATAAATTAAAGTGGTATAATGCCGGTTTGAAATGTTCAGCGGTCTAAAACGCCTTTAGAAAACCACACGCATTGGCAGAGATGGATCCATACCTTTTAATCGCAATACTCCACGTGGTTCTTATTGTCCCCTTCCTACTTTGGATCGGCTTCCAGCGCGCAGCAACTCCCGAATGGGTCTATCATGTTCTTTTTGGAACGGGCCTCTTGATTCTCGCCTACCACGGCTTCAAAGCCGTTGGACGTTTTTTCGCGAAATCCCAGTTTCTATGGGTAAATGTGATCCACGTCCTTTTCGTAGCTCCCCTCCTCCTCTGGATCGGCTACCACGCAAAAAAGACAGAGAGACCTGCGTATGATATGCTCCTTATTGTCGCATTCGGCGCGTTCGGGTATCATCTATACAAGCTGGTAATCATGTCACAAACATTTGTGAAGAGTAATGAAGTATAGATGCCCTATAGAATTGTCTGAAGAAGCTCTTTTTTATCCACAGGTAATTCTATACATTGTGAAATGTGATATAAGAATGCAGTATTACTATTACAAACTTTGTCACATGTAGGGCATGTTAAGTTCTTCGTAGCGAATTTCTTAACATCCTCTTCGCAGTGTTTTCGTATATAATGTATTATACGATTCGCCTTTGTAAGAGTTTTAAACGGACAGCAAGGACATCGGAGGTTTGCGGCATCATGGGATGAGTGTCTAGCAGCTATATGTAGCTCCAGAGTTTGAGAATGAAGAAATTCCTTTTTACAGGTGCTACATTGAAAGGGAAGATGCCCCTCATGTTTCTTCATATGATAGTGCATCGTATTTTGATTCTTTTTGGTTGCCTGGCAAATTCCACATACAAAGAGGCCTTCCGCATTTTTCTGATACACATATGGCATGGCGTGATGTCATGACTTGTAGCCGGTTATTTCAATTTTTTCCGCGTGAGGGTCGGGCTACGACGAACGCTATAGGGCCGATTCGGTAGATAGCGTTTCATGAGATTCAATACTCTCGCGGAGGGCGTGGATTTACTACGCATTTTACGAGATCGACTACGCTGGCTGTTTGGCATCTACTTAATCACCACCTTTTAGAACAGTGAGAGCTGTGCCCGCCGCCACAATATTCCTCCTGTCTAAACCCCGCCTCTGCCTTACAACAAAAGGGATTGTGATTATCCTTTGCATCTTGACATCTCTGGCCGGTTACTGGATCCATATACTGCCCACAATACTTTTTTCCACAAGACCAGCACCATGTCCGACCACATCCAAGACCTATGTGAAATTTATTCTTGTGATCCAAGCCACACGCAAATACATAATCGCACGCGGCATCTTTTAAAGCCCAACGCCCGCACCAGGGACAGCTTTTCGCATCTGTCGTGCCGGATTCCATGTATTTTACTATTATAAAATTTTATACTTCTTTGGACGTAAAGAATGCGCCATACACACCTACAGGAATGGTTGTTATATTAACACTCGCAATTGGGGAAGATTTCCGGAAAAGTCTGAAAGCGGCTCTTCTGTTCAAAAAGCTATACGCAGAAAAACATGGATATACGTATATCCAGGGAGGTGAGGATTTTTGGGATAGAACGAGACCCATCCCATGGTCCAAAGTGAATTTTGTCCTTGAGAACCTAAAGGTATGGCCCGATGGAACCCTCTTCTTTCTTTCGGATGCGGATGTAATGATTACAAATCACGAGCTGCGATTGGAGGACCATGTTGTGCCATTGCTCCCAGACGATAAGGATCTTCTTATGACTATAGATGCCTGCGGACATCTAAATTCCGGAAACATGCTGATGCGAAATTCTCCTTGGTTGCGTGATTGGTGGAAAAGAGTTGGAGAACAGACAGATCTTTTATACCATATTTGGTGGGAGAATGCAGCAATGATCCGGCTGCTTGAGACAGTCCCCACGGACTTGGCCAAAACGGAAACTACGGCAGAACACTGGAAGTTCAATGCGTATTTGCGCGGACTGCCTGGAGAACGCCTATGGACTCCCGATTGTTTTCTCGTCCATTTTGCGGGTGTGTATGACTTGAAAAAGATGGAAGCACTCCAAGATGAAATAATCAATGGAGGGTGCCCGCGAATTTCTTTCTAACATATAATATATAGAAATGAACTCTACTCGCAAGAACATGACTGGCGGAGCTAAAATGCCGGCGGTGGGAACCAAGGCCCAGGTCTATCACGGAACTGCGAAGCACACCAGCGGTGGGCTTACCAAGAAGGATCTGATGAAGACTAAGAAGGGCCGTATTGTGAGTCGCAAGAAGCATGCGGCTGGCAAGAAGGCATTGGCGAGGTTGCGAAAGGCAGGCTACAAGGCAAAGAAGGGCACGTTCAAGCTGTTTAGGAAGTAAACAGTTTGCGTCGCAGAATCAAGCTGTTTAGGAAGTAAACAGTTTGCGTCGCAGAATCAAGCTGTTTAGGAAGTAAACAGTTTGCGTCGCAGAATCAAGCTGTTTAGGAAGTAAACAGTTTGCGTCGCAGAATCAAGCTGTCTTATAAGCCGAAGCGCCTCTTAAAATCGGCAACGGATTCATTGAAGGACGGTTTATTCCACAAAATCCATCGGGAAAGTGCCCCAGGAGTATCTGGTTTCGACCACTTCTCCCCCTTTCCCGTGTGACGCCGTATATAGCGCTGTTTTCGCGTAGCATTCTTGTGCTTGGTATAGTTGGACATTCCAGCCGCACCAAACGAAACTATTTTCTCCCGCCCATTCTTCTCAAAGACGGCATCAAACTTCTTTTCAGGTCGGTGGGAACGACGAATTGTTTTCAGCTTCAGAGTCATCTACTTTATCGTGTTAAAAATGCAGCCACTTCTGTGAGAACTGCCGCGGCTTCCTGGGTATCAATATGTATGTTCATATCTACTCCATCCACCGGATCATACCAATAAAGCGCTCCATGTTTATCTGCCTCGCCCTTTGAAGACCAGACTAAACCCACCTGTGAGGCATGAAGCTCTTTCAAAATAGACCGAATACCTGTCGCGCCAGCCTGTCCCATCCGCGCCACAACAGCCGCCTCTACATCCTCTTGTCGAGCTTCGGGTGACCAGAATATCATATGCCAATCCGGATGTGCTGGGGCTTTCTCGCCCACCGCAAGTAAGGTCGTGCCATCCAATCGCGAAAGAGTATTTAATACAGCAGGAGCAGGGTCCGCACCAGCCCACACAACCCGGGTAGGTTTCGCTGCGTGTTGAATATATGTAAGAGCAAGCTTGAGATCCTGAACATCTCGAATATGAAACGCCGCGTCCCATCCGATATGTAGAAGCCAGCGAGGAGCCGTATGCACCCCCTGAAACACGAGAACCTTGCGCCCACGATGTGCTACTTCCCCATCCAACACTGCCATTTTCCCCTTGACAAAATTCTGGACGAATTTTTGATTGGAGGCCACGCAATAGCTATTGGATCCTCGGAGAGATTCTGAAAACCCCTCTAATCTTACCGTATCCTCTGCCATTTCTAGTCTTGCCTCCGAGTAGAGGAAGATCTAGATGGACGCAATTCGCAGAATTATACCCCTTGCCGTCCTATTTATCGTTTGCGATCTTCCGTGGCTATATACTGTAGGTCCATGGTCACAGGCCATGGTCAAAAAAATACAAGGCGGCTCTCCCATGGTTCTACGATGGGAAGCTGCCCCGCCAGTATACATTGCCCTCGCCTACCTACTTCTTCAAGCAGATAGTATGCTCAATGCGTTTCTTATAGGGTTATGCACGTATGCAGTATATGATTATACGAATTACGCGACACTTACAAACTATGAACCAATGTTTGCAATTGCCGATACATTGTGGGGTGGAATCCTCTTCGTTATCGTCCGTTTTGTGGCGATGAAGCTAAATATCTTGTAAAAAGGTATTCACTCTTTCACGAAGAGCTTCCGTATCTGAAATCCAAGGATTGCGTGGAGGATGTATTTTAATCATTTGTTGCCAGACATACATATACAGGGCTGGAAATCCCCGTATACGATGCCTTTTTGTGAATTCGTAGGGTATGACGCGATTGCAAAATCCAGAATCTAAATATTCTTTATCCGATAGCAGACCAGATCTGTGAAGTGCCTCAAACGCTAAAAATAAAATGGAACGGGCGTGATGTTCCGTAAAGGCTGGGTAAAAGGCTGTCGGGACAACATAGGTTAATCCCTCCTTCTCTTGTTCTTGTAGTTTGTGTTTAGGATCACGGTCATCAAAAAACATGATTTTATTTGTCTGCGGGACACGCTTCGATCGTGTAGCCTCCTGAAAAAGTAGTTTAATAGTGGTTATTGTTTTATTGGGCTGCACATATGTATTTTTGGGGATAAACGTTGGTCTATCGGCAGAACGAAGAGGATTCCAATGATCCGCCATCAGCCCTATAAGATTGGGTGAATGATATATATGCTCAATAAGATACTTGGCAAGTTCCATGGAATAGGAAACACTCGTATTTGAATATATAATAACGGATCGTAGCTTATTATTCTTTTTGGCATTTAAAAGTGGGATAAAGATACTGTCTAAATTTGGTCGTAGGACGATATATAGGAGTTCTGTGTCGCGGAGAAGACTATTTGCAAAAATCATACGAGCCCTTTTCAGTTTGGAAATAAGTTTAGTACTTAGACCGAGTGGTTTATTTATAGCGGATTGTTCAGGGTTATCTAAAAAATCCGGACTCCACAAGTATGCGAGTTGATTTGTTAATTCAAAGAATCCGAGTGTAGCATCCAAATCAAATGCCACATAAGCCATCCTGTTAGGATGTGGGAATCTAAAAATTGACTTTCATTTGCGCGTTACATGTGTATAAAAATGGAGAAGAAAGAAGAGCTCCCACCCCACCCTATCCCATTGGAAGGTGCCGAATATCTAAGGACAATGACGCCGGACCAGAAGAAACTACACCTTATGGCGATTCAAAAACTGGGTTCATCGTATTTTATAGAAAGAACAAAAGGATTTCTTTCTTGGAAGGCATCCCGAAAGGGATAGAACATCTCGCTCTCTTTTTTATCATAGGATCTATATAGAATCACATACTATGGGCGACACCGGGCCTACTGGAGATACTGGCCCTACTGGCCCGACAGGGTCTCAAGGATTGAATGGTATATCAAGTGGCTTGGTACTATATCTGGATGGAGCTGGAGGGGCAGCTCCGCAAACGGGGACACTTCTTAAGATACCGAATACTGGAACACAAACAACGATTACGTCAGGGACTCAGACAAATACGAACAATGTGCTGTTAGGGACATTTACGAGCGCAGCGAATTCCACAGAGTTCGTAACAGTTTTAGCAGGTATATGGGAATATAATATCTATTTTTCAGCAGCTACAACCGCAGGTGTAACCTATTATACCGATCTTTACTACGTGGATTCGGATGGGACGAGTAATCCAGTTTTAATAGCTAGCGGGAATTCTGGAAATTCAACCGCCGTATCAGCAGGGGCGCAAGATATTTATTCGTATAGCTTATATGTTCCAATCACCACGTTGCCCGATATAACGAAGCGATTTCGTGTGCGAATATATGGAAATTTTTCGGGAAACAATCGCAGCACAACGATTGAATTACGGGATGGCACATTGTCTCATATTCGCACTACACTAAATGCAAATATTCAGGGTCCCACGGGTGACACGGGTGAAACTGGACCAACGGGTGAAACGGGTCCTACGGGAGCTGATTCCACTGTAACAGGTCCTACAGGTCAGGCGGGTCCTACGGGTTCCACGGGTTTCACGGGTTCTACAGGTCCTACAGGGGAACGTGGTATTGCGTCACTATCATGGACATATAAAATAGATCTAGTATCAACTGGTAATACAGATCCTGGAAATGATACGTTAGGATTTGTAACATTACCTTACACAACCGCATCACAGATTGTCATAAATGATAATCCATATGGAGTAAACACAACAATTCATAATGTCCTTCTAAGTATTCAACAAGGGTATCTTACGTTAACAAGCGAAGCTGATCCAGGAACGTATTCTACTTGGAAAATTACATCTGTAACAGATCCTGGTGGAAGTTATGTTCTTTTTGATATTTCAGATATAACGGGATATGGAACATTAACGAATAATGAATTGGTGACATTATCTCTATCTCCCTTAGGTCCTACTGGCGCGGATTCCACGCTTACAGGCCCAACAGGTGAGGCGGGGCCAACGGGTGAAACGGGTCCTACTGGCGCTGATTCCACGGTTACGGGGCCAACAGGTGAAACAGGTCCTACTGGTGAAACGGGCCCTACGGGAGCTGATTCGAGTGTTACAGGTCCTACAGGTGAAACGGGTCCTACTGGTGAAACGGGCCCTACGGGAGCTGATTCGAGTGTTACAGGCCCTACAGGTGAAACGGGTCCTACGGGTGAAACTGGGGCAACAGGGGATACGGGTCCTACTGGCGCTGATTCCACTGTTACGGGTCCTACTGGTGAGACAGGTGACACAGGCCCTACTGGTGAAATAGGCCCTACTGGTGAAACAGGTCCTACAGGAGCTGATTCAACTGTTACAGGTCCTACAGGTGAAACAGGCCCTACAGGTGAGACGGGCCCTACAGGAGCTGATTCCACTGTTACGGGGCCTACTGGTGAAACGGGCCCTACTGGTGAAACAGGTCCTACTGGTGAAACAGGTCCTACTGGTGAAACGGGTCCTACTGGTGAAACGGGCCCTACCGGTGAAACGGGTCCAACAGGAGCTGATTCCACTGTTACAGGTCCTACTGGTGAGACAGGTCCTACAGGAGCAGATTCCACGGTTACGGGGCCAACAGGTGAAACGGGTCCTACAGGTGCAGATTCCACGGTTACGGGGCCAACAGGTGAAACGGGTCCAACAGGAGCTGATTCCACTGTTACAGGGCCAACAGGTGAAACAGGTCCTACAGGAGCTGATTCCACGGTTACAGGTCCTACAGGTGAAACGGGTCCTACAGGAGCTGATTCCACGGTTACAGGTCCTACTGGTGAAACGGGTCCTACTGGTGAAACAGGTCCAACAGGTGCAGATTCCACAGTTACAGGGCCAACAGGTGAAACAGGTCCTACAGGAGCTGATTCCACGGTTACAGGTCCTACTGGTGAGACAGGTCCTACAGGAGCAGATTCCACGGTTACAGGTCCTACTGGTGAGACAGGTCCTACAGGAGCAGATTCCACGGTTACGGGGCCAACAGGTGAAACGGGTCCTACAGGTGCAGATTCCACGGTTACGGGTCCTACAGGTGAAACGGGCCCTACAGGTGAAACGGGTCCTACAGGAGCAGATTCCACTGTTACAGGTCCAACAGGTGAAACAGGTCCTACAGGAGCTGATTCCACGGTTACGGGGCCAACAGGTCAGACTGGCGCTACTGGCGCTGATTCCACAGTAACAGGTCCTACAGGTCAGACTGGCGCTACTGGCGCTGATTCCACAGTAACAGGTCCTACAGGTCAGACTGGCGCTACTGGCGCTGATTCCACAGTAACAGGGCCAACAGGTGAAACAGGTCCTACAGGAGCTGATTCCACTGTTACAGGTCCAAC